GGCTACTGGAAGTTGTTCTGTACGTGCTGCCACTTGTTCTGGTTCTGCGACTCATACTCCCCCTACGTTTTCGGCTACTGGAAGTTGTTCTGTACGTGCTGCCACTTGTTCTGGTTCTGCCACTCATACGGCTCCCACTTATACTGGAAACGGAAGTTGTACTGTTGGAGCAGCTACGTGCTCCGGCTCTGCAACCTTTTCTACGGGTCATTCTGCTACGAGTGCTGTCATCACTGGGGCAGCTACGTGTTCTGGTTCTGCTACTCACACTCCTCCTACGTTTTCGGCTACGGGTTTTCCAAGTATTGCTCCAATCACGTGTTCTGGTTCTGCCACTCATACGGCTCCCACTTATACTGGCACGGGCACGGGCACGATTGGAGCTGTTACGTGTACGGGAAGCGCTTCTTTCATTACTTCCGGGAGTTATACTGCGACCGCTACGGTTACAATAGGGAGAGCGACTGCTAGTGGTAGTGGTTCGTTTGTAACTCCTTTGGTTGCAGACACGATGGCTCCTGCTGATCCTCTTTGGGTTATGGGGTTTGAGTTATGACTGTACCTTCCATGGTAGAGCCCGTCTACAATGTTGCCGGCAGCTATGCTCAGGTGCGAGGTGGGTATGGACTAAAATCCAAGTTCTACCAACTCAAAGAAAATTATGCGATCAATAGTGGATCAGCGGTAAGTGGGGCTGTTACTGTTTCGTTTTCTAATGGTGGCGTCCAGTCCCTTTTGCTTGGGGGCAACATCACGCTATCTTTTACCCCTCCTCCCAATAACGCTCCTGGTCGGTTGGTTCTTATTCTCACCCAAAATGCTACGGGTGGTTACTCCATCACATGGCCGACCATTACGTGGGTTGGGAGTGGTGCTCCTTCTCCACCCACAACGCCAGGAACCAAGATCATTTTGACGGTCTTGTACGATGGTGGGGTTTATTTGGCGTCCGTGGCGGTTGCCAATACTTCTCCTCACGCTGTAGTGCGGGACGGCACAAATAACTACGTAAAACCCTACACCAATGGATGGGGGTTGCGTCTTTACGGTGGTACAAGTGGGTACGCGGAGTTTACTCCTTCGACGACGGGCAGCCGGGTTGATTTAGTTACGAATCAATTAACGGTACAAGGTGCGGGAGACACCACAAATGGACTGCTTACCATTGTGGAGACAACGTCTCCAGGGGCTTCGTTGGGGTTCAAGTCTAATACGGGATCTGGCTACAACCTCAGAGCCACAATTCGCGGGGAAGAGGGCATTTCTGCCGCAAATCAGGCGGGCAATCTAGTCTTGAGTTATCGCAAGTCCACGGCTGCCGGAGGAGGTATGGTCCGGGGTCTTCTTATGGACTATATGGGTAGGGTTGGAATTGGAGATACGGCAGAAGGAGCAATGGCCTCTCTTCTCACCCTATACCAAAACAATACGGCACTTTGTCCTCTTACAATTCGGGTTCCCGTTTCCCATGCGGCGAATTATTTAGAAGTGGATTACAATGGAGCCGTTTGGAAAATTGACTCCAACAAACAAATCGTATCTGGTGCGGATTCTAATTACTTTTTACGACATGGGCGGGCTTTTTCTTGGACGGAGACTGGGAGTTATAACGGAAACCTCACGTTTTCTGGGAATTACTACACAAGCACCCTTACGTTTACTGCCACGGGAGGTACGGCTTTTACGTATGGTAATGTGATGGTGACCTCTGGGTCCAATAACCTTGGACTTGGAGTGGATTCCTTTGCTGCCAGTTCTCAAAATACCCTGGCTCTCGCTGGGGGCACGGCTCCAGCCGCAGGAAATCCTGGAGGTGTGGGTGGTTTTCAAATGTGGGGCCAGCAAGTGGGCTCCAACGACTGGTGTCCCCATTTCCGTTGTGGTGATGGGGTGATTATCAAATTAAAACAACAACTCAAGGCCAGCTACAACAATTGGGCTGCCTTATCGGATGTTGTAAATGCTCTCGTGGCGACTGGTTTGTTTGATCAAGCTTAAGAAAGGAACTTAAGAAATGACCTCTCCAACAAATCGTGTTTACGGTGATGTGTTTGATCCCCATGATTTTGGAGCCAAGGGGGACGCTCAGTTTGTTTTTGGAGTGAACTTGACGGCATTTTCCGATGTGGTTGTGGCTTCGTCCCCTGTTTTTCGTCCCTCTGATGTGGGCAAATCGTGTTGGTCCACTCGTCGGGGGCTTGGGGAGGCTTTGCCGATTCCACTTTGTGAGATTGTGGAGTTTATTTCTCCCACCCAAGTGCGAGTGAGTTCTGTTAGTTCCGTTTCCACTACCAATGCGGAGTTCCATTGGGGAACAGATGATACAGAGGCGTTAATTCGCTGTTTCCAGGCATGTCGGGATTGTCTGCCGGTTACCCCTACTTCGGATGTCGAAATTGCGGGTCGGGCAGCCACCATGCAAGTTCGGGCGGGAGTGTACCATTTCCGTAAGGTGGTGCTGGATAATTTTTATAACTCCCCGCGATTGGCTGTGGAGTTGTTTGGGGCTGGAGCCGGCCGAACGGTTTTTGTGCCAAGACCCGATTTTGACTTCAGCACAACTACAGTAAATCAGGGAATGTTTTCGCGGTCTCAAAATGCCTACGAGGGGAGTGCTGGTGGGTTCTCCCTCTATGGGTACTGTTTTGATTGGATTGCTCCCAACGGGGTCTATGCTGCGACGCTGGGAGGTCCAGCGGGGAGACGCCAGCCCCATTACTTTGACATCTCCTTTACTCATTTTAAGGCTTTGATTGGAAGTGTTAATTTCGTCGGCCTCGGGGGTGGAACCATTGAGAGGCTGGTTGTCTACAATGGTGGTTACTTGGGGTGCGTGTTGGTGGGATGTTGCGTGACCTTGCGAGATAGTTTGTTCTCCAACGGGGTTCACGGGCTTTCCATCTTGGACACCAACGGCAACACCAACCACGGCATCCGAACAGTGGTTTCCGGCTGTGTTTTTGATGAGTGTGCGGTTGCTGGGGCATTGGTTCAAAATTCTACGGATGTCTCTTTCCACAGTTCCCGGTTTATGGCGACTGGAAATGCGAGTGGCCTCCATCTTCGGGGTGGTTCGGTAAAAGCAAATCAGTGCGAGTTCTTTGCGTTCAATAATCACCCCAACGGCATTCCCATCCACGTGGAAGCCAATCCCCAAGGTTCTGTTTTGCGTCTTGGTGGTTGCCGTGTTTCTGGTACAGTAAACAATTACGGGGAGATTTACGATGGTGGGGGAAATGAACTCCAAATTAGCACGTTGCTCGGGACCCCACTTGTTCATGAGTTTTCTCCCTAATTGCAAAGAGGTGGGTGTGTTATGGGAAAGAAAACAAAAACTGATTCTGATTCTCATCCTGTTGGCCAAAACATGGTTGTGAGCACAGAAGAGCAGAAACAGTACCTGAACGAAATCCGCCAAGTGCTACGGCAGCAACAGGCTCCAGCGGAATGGCACGAGTTGACTGAGATCCGTTACCAAAGCCTGATGGCATGTCTAAATGAGCTAGAGGTCTTGAGGGTACGCCAAACCTTGCAGAAGCAGAAGGAGTAGACCGTGGCGATTGCGAAAGTAATGGTTCCTCTGCCCGGAGTGACTTCTCACTCCGGGCTTTCGTTGGAGGCTTGGAGTTTCCCTGGGACGCAAAACAATGCCTCCACGTTTTCTATTGACCCTCTTACGGTAGACTCGGAAAACCCTGATGAATATTGGGGAACCGTGAATATGGCGTCTGTAGCAGAGGGACGTTACAAAGCTCGCATTGTAAACACGGACGGGGTGACAATGGGCTACGGTTACCTCTACATGACGAATACGACCAATGTGCATCCCTTAGTGGACGATCCCTCTCTGGCAAATGCTTCCGCTACCATTGTGGGAACTGCTCTGCAAGGAACTGGGGCAGATCAAGTTACTGTTTCCATTACCGTGGGTGGAAACCCTTTGACGGATGCAGACGTTTGGATTACGAGCGATGCCGCAGGAACTACGGTGGTGGCTGGTACCCTTCAAACGGACAGTGATGGGGAGTGCTTGTTCCTGTTGGATGCTGGGACAACCTATTATTTGTGGGCACAGAAGGATGGAGTAAATTCTATTCAGGGTCAAGCGTTTGTAGCTGTTGCTGACTAGGAGATTTCGATGACGAATGCGTTCACGACCACTACGGCCTCCGGAGCAGCCTCTGGAGGTACTATTGTGAGCCGGGCCAGTGTTCTTTTGGAGCTTGGTCTTGCGGCAGCAGATGCTACGGATTCGCAACTCAGCATTATTGATGAGGCGATTAAACGGGCAGAGGGGGCCGTTATTCGCCATTTGCGATATGACCCAGTGCAACGAACCAGAACAGAGTATTACCCCCAGTTGGATTACGCTGCCATCAATCGTCAAGTGGTTTGGGAAGCGAACGATGTGGTGGCTTACGCTCGGGACATTTCCGCTGCTTCTGGATCTGAGCTGTTTCTTAAGCACATCCCCATTCGTTCCATTACTTCCCTTAAGATTGATTATGGGGCGAGGTCTGGCACTCGGTCGGGTTCTTTTGGGTCTGGTACGGCCAAGACGGAAGGAACCGATTTTTGGCCGAACTATGACTTCTTAGACAGCGATGGGAATCGCGTTTGTTCCGATGGGATTTTGCGTTCGGTGGGGTTGTGGCCCCAAGAACCCGGCTCTGTCCAAGTGGTTTATGTTGCCGGCTACTCTGCGGATGAACTGTCCGGCGACGATACGGTGATCAATGCGGCTCAAATCTACCAAGCCTGTCTGGATGAGGCTTGTCGCAGGGCTCGCCGGGCTTTTGTAATGGCGAAGAAGAATGGAATCGGTTTCGTCCCAGGTATTATTACGAACGAAAACTTGGGGGACTACTCCTACTCCATTGACGCCTCTATTGCGAAGTCTTTGTTCGGGTATGCAAACGAAGTTACTCAAGAAACCGTGTCTCTATTATCTTCGTTTGTGAACTGGGGTTACGAACTGGCCCCTTAACGGAACGGTTTTATGAGTATTTTGGACAATCTGCCCCATACGTGCTCTGCAAAGAAACGGGTTCGGGTGAAAGATACGCTGGGAGGCGTTTCTGATTCTTTTTCCACAGTTTTTTCTGGTCGGTCTTGTTGGCGACAACAGGCTGGCGATATGGAACAGCAGAAGTGGGAAAAGAGAGGCATGAGCGTCACGAACAAAGTTTTCTTTACTAGTGATCCCGAGCTAGAAGAACAATACGTGTTGGAGTTCACGGACGAACCCACTATCTTATACGAAGTGGTGAACCGCCCCATCCCAGATGCTTCTGCCGGCTTGGGTGTGGTGTGGCGGGTAATGGTAAGACGGCAGCCGGCTGGAGGTAGGACGTGAAAATACAGTGCGATTCCATTGCAGATTTTTTAATGAATTTGCAAGGGAGGGTTGTCTGGTCGGACACAATTTACGTGAACAAGATAAGACACCCTTTGAATGACAATAACCCAAGAAAAGCCTCGAGCTTTTCCATTTCCATTATGGTGACTACTATTTTGGATTTTGAGCCGGAGGGGCAAGCTATTCTGGCGGCTGAGGTAGAGTGTGGGGTGGATCGTATTTCCCATGATGCTACGGATGAGGGAACGAAACAATTTGAGCATTTGAGGGAGCGGGTTCAGTCTTACTGTTCCGCAAACAATCTTCGTTTGTTGCCGGGTGTTTTGGATCACTAGTTTGAAAGGTAGGTGTGTTGTGATGGAAGAACCATTGTCGTCGCCGCAATCGGGGGAAGCTGCTTTGGAGAATCAAGCATCTCCAAATATTGTGAAAGTGGCAACCGTGGGGGAGGTGTTGGATAGCATTCAGGAAAAGTTGGAGAAGTTGAGGGAGTATGAAGTAGATCGTTTTATGGTGGCGGTCTGGGTAGAGGACAGTACCACTTTGGAATTGACCCGATACAGTTGGCAATTTAACGTCACCAGCCATGAGTTGGCGATTCGCTTGCTCGCTAAAAATTTGGATGATTTGAAACGTGTTTTGGATGCAGAGCGAACCCGGGTCATTCCCCTCCGGCCCCGATTTTTGGAACAAGAAGAACCGGGTGGACAGGACAGCAACGAGGGGGCACGGGAGACCCCTCAATGAGTTTATTTTCTTGGCTTCGTTCGTGGTTTGTAGGGGCCAAGGTAGTTCGGGAAGTAAACTACCTCTTACAAAAAAGTGAAGAGGCTGTTGCAAAACGAGAAGCATTAAATGCTACTCTTGCCAAGGACCTCCAAGAGTTTCGTAAACTTCGGGAGGCTGTAGAAAGAGATTTGGAAAAAGCAGAACAGTTAGCCGAATCTCACGGCAAGGCATTGGATGCGATGCGACATGAGCTCAAAATCGCAACGGATGTTACGATCCCAACCTTAGTCCAGGCTCACCGACTCGTTTTATCGCGTTATGATGCGGAGGTTGCCATTCAAGTTCACCGGCAATCCGCAGTTTCCTCATCTGGGGGTTCCTAAACATGGACCTGATCGGACCGGCTTTAGAGCGTAGTGCTGGGCTTGTTTCACTTGCGGCCTCCAGGGCTGAATCGCTCAAAGCAGCGGGGGTGCCGTTAATCGCCCCATCCAGTGCGTTGGGGCAGTTAGACCAGTTCCGCAATGACACCGCACAACGGGAGCGGTATGGGCTGTTTCGCGGGTGGTTTTACTCGGCTGTCCACGCTATTGCATCCGAGGCTGCCGGTCAGGCCGTTCATGTTGGAAGAATGAAAGGTGGCGTTGGTAGTGGTTTCCAAAAATCCATCTACCAACGTCCAGATAATTGGAGGAAAGAAGCCTCCCAGCAGATGGAAATGTTGGTGGATCACCCTTTGGTTGATTTTTTGGAACAACCGAATTCGGTTCAGGGCAGATGGCAATTCGTGTACTCCTTCGTTGCCAATCTGTGTCTTACGGGCTGGTCGTATATCGTGGGAGGGGTGTCCGAAGAAGGGACTGTAGAGCTTTACAGTCTCCCAACAACGTGGGTCCGGCCAGACCATACAGAGGGACCCTTTTCTAAGTTTCGAATAATCAACCCCAAAAATCCAACAGCGGAAGCCGATTCCAAGCCTTTGGATCGAAAGAATGTTGGATTCGCTTATCTTCCCAACCCGTCGGACCCCCTTTTGGCAATGGCTCCCTCTGCCAGCCAAATGACGGCAATTAAGATTGATGACAATATTCAAAATTGCCAAGGGGCTTTCTTCGAAAATGGGTTGTTTCCTTCTGTAATCGTTACCGTGGGAAAGGACCCCCATCCGGATGTTCCAGCCGGCATTCGTCCACGGCTCAATGCTTCCCAACGTCGGCAAGTAATGGGGGCCATTCGGAAGGTAATGGGAGGGGTCGCCAATTATGGAAACCCTGCCATTGTAGACGGCATGATCGAAAAAATCGAACGATTGTCCGCTACACAGAATGAGATTGGATGGGAGAAGAGCGAGGGAACGGTAAGAACCCGTATTCTCTCCTCGCTGGGGGTTCACCCTTATATTTTAGGGGAACCCGTGGGTGTGGGAGGTTATGCTCAGGTAGCCAATATTGAAAAGAGGTTCTATAAACGGGTAAACACCTATTTGGAAATGCTGACCTCTGTTGTAGGGGGCTTCGTGGCCAATGTTTTGGAGGATCAAGAATCCAAACAAACGGCTCGCCGGCTTTCCAAGCCGAACAGCAAGGTGGAACCCGTTCGAAAATCAAATCCCATCAAAGTTTGGTGGGAGCCTTGTGTGCCTCACGACCCATCTATGCATTGGAGCAACCTGAATGCAGCTCGCAGCCGAGGGGATGTTTCGCGTAATGAAATCCGTTTGGAGTTGGGGCTGCCCCCGGATGAGACTGGTGGGGACCAAACGAAAAACTTCACCTCTGGGGACATTACTGCTATCACCTCCCTCCAGAAAATGGTGGCAGATGGTTCTATTGAGCCTAAACAAGCAGCTCTTGTCTATCAAATTGCTTACGACCTCTCTCCAGAAGATGCGAAACTGCTCGCCGGCAAGAAACCCGAGAAACCTGCGGAGCCCGCTATGGACCCCAATGCAGCCAATTCAATGGAACAGCCTGTCCCAGATGCCAATCCTCAGGCCAATGAACCACCAACTACAGAGGAAGAAGCGTTGGAAAAAGCAAAAGAAATTCTAAACAAAGTGACTGCTTACCTCAATACTCCTGTTTCCGAGCTGGTGGAACAGGAGTTGTCCCTGTTAGATTTAGACTGCGAATAATTTCCAAGAGGGATTTTTATTATGTCGTTCCATCTCCCAGTGTTGGTCGAATTGATCCGTGTCGCGAGAAAAGCGGTATGGACCAAAGACGCATTGGTTAAAAAAGAAGTTTCTAGGCGAGTTCGAGCACAACGGGAGAAGAAGCAGTTTCTCAAGCTTTATCAGGCTACAGAAAATAAACTGGTTTCCAGCCTCCAGTCTTTCTTTCAAGAACAAGTACAGTCGGCAACAAAACAGATGGAACGGTTGGTTGGAGATGATTTGTCGGCAAAAGAAATTGCCTCCAAGATTTACAAACCTACGGATTGGAATCTACCCCTCGCCAATGCCACGTTCCCTGTTTTGGTGAACGATATCTCGAAGGCAGCTCTGCTCCAGCTCTCTTCTATGGGGTATGTTCTTCCTAGTCAACAGAAATCCACGGCCTCCGACTGGTTGGAGTCTCATGGGGTGCCCATTCCAGACTCCATTATCACGGACATGCCCGATTGGATGGTGGAAAAAATTGAAGACTTGTGCGAGACTAGTTTCTCACAAGAGTTCTGGGATGATGTAAGTAAGACAACCTTGGATGACTTAGAACGGGTGGTTTCCAAGGGTCTTACGGAGGGCCTTTCCATTCCAAAGTTGGCGAAGCAAATCAAGAGCACACTCAACGATGAATACTATCACAATCGATCGGTCAACATTGCCAGAACAGAGGCCGGCTCTGCTCTCAATGGAGCACGGCGAGCCGCTATTGATGGGCTGATGGAGGAAATTGGCGACCAGTTACCCATGAAAGTGGTTTGGTTGTCTGTTCTTGGTACCACGACACGGGAAGAACATGCCCATCTGGATGGTGTGCCGGCCGATGAAAATGGACGCTGGGAGTTGGCGGGCAAATCAATTCCTTGGCCGGGCCATTGGAATCTGCCTCCAAGCCAACGATGTAATTGCCAATGTACGATTTTGGTAGAATATGGAATGGAGGAGGCCGAAGCGAAACAGCTGATTGCCGATTACTCCATGAGGGTAGCCAAGAAACCCGGAGGTAAAACCCTGCGACAGTTGGTGGAGAAGTACCGTCCAGCTCAGCCCCGGGTTCCGGCTGACTCTCCCCAAGGAGGTCAGTGGACAGACGGGGGTGGTGGGAGTGGTGGTGGGGATTTGGGAGACCTGCCAGACGATATTGGGGGCATTGACGACTTGCCGGATGACCTTGGTAGTGTGGAAGATTTGCCGGACGACCTTGGGGGTTCCAGTTCTTCTTCCTTTGTGGATTCCCTGTCCGAACAAGAAAAGAAAGCCATTACCCAATACACGACGGGGGCTTATGCCCTCCTCAACGAACGGCTTCGGAAATGTCCGGACACACTTGGTTGCCTATCTGCTCCTCAAATGACTCTCCATAAACGGTTGGAGTCTGCCCTGAAGAAACGGGAATCATACGACCCGCCCAAGAAGCTCTACCGTGGTATTTCCTTGTTCCCCCATGAGGCCGGGTTGTTGTTAGAACAGCTCAAAAAAAGTGTGGGGAAGAAGTTGTCTTTTCCGGGTGTTACTTCTTTTACAGAAGACGCTGAGGTTGCGACGGAGTTTGCTACGGGAGGGTCGCTCAAGAAACAGGGATTTATGTTTTCCGTGAAAGCGAAAACGGGAGCTTCCATTGAGGCGATGTCTAAATATCCCCACGAAAAAGAAGTGATTCACCCTCACAATACAAAATATAAAGTCGCGGGTGTCCGAAAAGAAAACGGTCGAACTATTGTTGATTTGGAAGAGGTTTAATTCATATGTCCGAAGAAACCTTGCATCGGCGTCGGTTTACCCTGGACTCCCTGGATGGGATTGTCTTTGATTTAGACGAAAATGATAAGAGCTACGAGGTCCTGGATGGGTTGAAATTTAACCCGAACCAGCCCCGGGTAGCGAGTGGTCCCCAAGGGGGTCAATGGACGGCTGGTTCTTGGTCTGCGGCTGTGACTGCCGCTCCAAAGGAGCTTCATGACGCGGCTGGAAATCCTATTCCTGGTAATATTGGGAAACTTTCGAAGGTGGACACCTCGAAATGGGATGCCAATAAGCCAGGCTCTAAAGCAGCCCTCAAGAAAATTGCATTATATGAGAAGTTGGCGGCGGCGGGGGCTTGGGGAGAATTGGCAGCGGCAAAGGAGTCCCTTAAAGTATCCGGCTCTCCCAATACGTACCAGAAAACAACGATTAAAGCGTTAGATACTTTGTTGGAGGCCTCCAAGCTCAAATCGGTCAACGAGATCCCGGAAAAAGCGGAGGTGACTAAAGAGGACACCGCCGTATTGTCTACCAAGGGTTGGGTCCAGATTTCTGGAAAGCTTGGAACGGAAGAAGGTGGGAAATTCAAAGGTCCTGACGGTAAAGAATATTACGTCAAGACTCCTACGAATCCAGCCCGTGCTCATAACGAGGTGTTGGCCTCCAAGCTTTACGAGGCGTTTGGAGCTCAAGCGATCAAGTGCCATTTGGTGGACCTCAACGGGAAAACTGCTGTAGCTTCGGAGTGGGCACAAGAGTCCGTGGTTCCAAAGTGGGATAACCCCAATGTCAAGGCAGATGCAGCGAGGGATTACGCTGTTCACGCTTTATTGGGGAATTGGGATGTGATTGGCCATCCATCTCAGCCGGACAATTGCAAATACATTGGTGGCAAACTGACGCTCGTGGATGCTGGGGGTTCGTTGGAGTTCAAGGCTAGTGGAGGGTCGGGCAAGAAACCTTACGGGCCAGATTTGAAGGACTACGATACCTTACGAAATCATGTTTACAACACGATGGGAGGTGCTGTTTTCGGGGATATGACGAAGCAGCAGCATATTGAGACAATGGGTCGCGTGGTAAACTCTGGTATGACCCCCAAGAAAATCCAAGACTTGGTGGATAAGTACCACGGAGGAACGGAAGCAGAAAAGAAGGCTCTTGGGAAAACTATTGCTACTCGTATGGAGCTCATGAAAGCAAAATACGAAAAAGCAGTTTTAGAAGAGAAGGTTACAAAGGCCGCGGTGGAGGCTTATCAAGCTCAGGTCGCCAGTTCTTCCCCGGATCAAAAACCGAAGTTAGAACTCCCTGGTAAGTCGCCGGATGCTGTTCCTAATGTGTCCATGCCACCTAAGCCTATCAATTTGGCTTCGATGCATCCTGCTAATCAGAAAATTATCAATAAGGTGGCGGAAGCAGCTATTCAGTGGAGTGCTGATTCAACGAGTGTCATGGAGGCATTTAATTCTGAAATAACTAAAGTGAATGACGAGTATGGAACATCCACGCCCGGTGGATTTACAGAATTTGCTGCTGTTTCTAAATTTGTTGTCGAATCAGCCAATGCCATGAAGGCCACCCAAGAAGCCTTTTTTGCTCAGATGAACAAAGGCACATCGGAGGTGAGTAAGAAGCAGCAAGAAGTTGCGGCAAAACAACCATCTGCGCAGAAAGCAGCAAAGGCTGCGTCCTCTAAGAAATATAGCATGACCCTTAAAGAATGGGGTGAGCATCGTAACATGCTAAAAGCGGGAATAAAATCTTTAGACGTTTGGGCTGAAACCTTGACTCCTGGTTCTGATCTGCATTCAAAGGTCATGGGAACTAAAAAGGAGATGCAAGGAATGTCCGATTTGCTTACGAAAGAGGATTATGACGGGCTTGTAAACTTGCAGTACAAGCAAGAGGTAAAAGAAAATCCAACGGTCAAACACGCACTCTCCCAGATCCTCAACACTCTTAAGACCAACAAGGAAAAAACTGTTAGTAAATCGGTTGGAGCAGGGGAGTCGTACAAGTCCACATCAGAAAAAGTGGCGACCAAGTGCAATAAAATCAAAGCAACCGCGAAGGATACGCCGATTGCTGGGGCACCAGTTTTAGAAAAGGTTGGTTATTGGAACGTCATTGCCAATAAGAAGAACTCTGAGTTCTTGGAAAAGAATGGATTCAATACCGAAAACTTGGAAAAACTTGTTGAGAACAGTGATTTTATAAAACTTGATTCAAGCTATGGCCCCACTCCTATGAAACCAATGGAGGATGCATTCGCAAAGACTCTGGATTTTACTCAAGAAATATACATTCAAAAATACACGGGCAGCTCTTACGAGGATTATAATCATGCATTAAGGAGCGTCACTCCACCAAAAAAGGGTACGAAAGATTGGGGTTGGTATCAAGAAGCCCTTTTGGTTTCTAAAACGGTAATGGAAAAATCTGTAGATCTTCCCGTTGGTCTGAAACTAAGTCGTAAATATTCTGGGGATGTTCCAGAGGTTGGTTCTGTTGTTGCTGATCGTGGAAATCTTAGCACTTCTTATGATCCAAAGAAGTGGAGTGGCAATGTCCACATGAGATTAGCCGTGGGTCCGGGTGTGAAAGGGTGTCCAGTGGCTTCCATATCTAGTAATGCGAGTGAAAGGGAGGTTATTCTTCCACCGAATACTAGAATTTACGTTACGAAAGTGACAAAGCCGACTAAGCAGCAAGAATATTTGAACATTCCAACAGTGGTAGAGGCTGTTATCCTCCCAACCACAAGTGATCAATGTTGTCCTCCGTAAGTAAAGGTGTTTCATTATGCCGGAACAAAAAGATCAAGAAAACACAGAACGAGCAAAAGTTTTAGAAAAGGAGGCGTTGTTTGCTACCCTAATTGAAAAGTCGACGGATGAAGATAATGGCTATTTAGGGCATGAATCCGTTGTGGACTTTTTGATTCGGGACGCCATTGATAAGGTGAATCACGTCCTCAGCAATGACGCTTTTTCAGAAAAGCAATTGCAAGGACAGATTCGGATGATCGCCACGGAAATGGCAGATGTTTTGATGGGATTTGAAGAAGAAGATTTTTACCCGGTTCGGAATTGGAATACCCCCAAAGCATTAGCCAACTATCTCCGTGAAAATTTTGGGGTCACGGAGACCAACAATGAGCAAGCGGTGGAGCATGGGGTGATGCTCATGTTGGACGAATATTTGGATCTTTTGGAAGTGCTGTTCGTTCCAGGAACTTTGGACGAACAGATCAAGAACGGATTGGATGAATTCGTCAATCGTTGGACAGCCATTTGGATGGGAACTTGGCTAACTCTCCAAGTTGGTGTTTGACTTTAGCTAGAAAGAAGAACCATGAATAAACTGATTCACAATAATAAACTGGAGCCTAGCTCCATTGATGACTATGCTCTGGCGGAGGCCGTGGAGCATCGTTTCGTGGGGCTGTGCGAAAGTTACCTCCGAATTAAAGGGGTGGAGTTGGTGCCTCCCCAAGATTTGGATGGTGCTATGCTGCGTTGGCGTTCTCTAAGGGTGCGTCACCACAATGGGGACCTTCGGCACACAATGGCCGAGATGCAAGCCACTCGGGAGGTTGCAGAGTGGACAGTTCGGGAAAACGCCAAGCTAAGAAACCAGTCTATTCCTTCATTGGTGTGGAAGGACTAAACCCTTACAAACAATGGCTACTCCACGTTTAGCAGACGTTAAGTGTTCTAAGATTCAGTTTCAGCCCGGGGACCGTATTTTGGTAAGGGTGTTCGAGCCACTTTCCAAAGAAGAAATGATTCGGCTAAAAAAGACGGTGGAAAAATGGGCTGGAGGTGTGGTGGAAGTTTTAGTTTTCAATTGCACCAAGATGGATGTGCAAGTGGAAAGGAATGGCGTGATCACGAATGGCTGAAGATTACCGCAGAATTATTGAGGACGATCGGTCTTTGGAGTTATTTTTGAAAACCTTACGGGGGTTCAACCAAGCCTTTGCCGACCTGATGGCTGGTGGGGATGATTTTACGCTGAGGCTAGAAGTCCATGGGAATGCCAGTCAGCTCCTTCATGCCCGGTTTTACCAAGACGTGATAAGCCGTCCGGCGGGTGTGGAAAAAAGAGTGGACCAGAAAACAAAAAATAGAGCCTGAGTCGTGTTTTTGTTCTGCCGTGGTTGGATTAGGTTATAAGGAATGCCCGTCTAAGCCCAGAAGCCTCGGCGGTTACTTTCGCTTACAATTTCCCCCTCTGAGGATCTGGGAGTTTGGTCCATGCCAAAGAATGTTACGTTCTATCTCGGCCCGGCTGTAAATCTTTCGGCCCGGCAACTCACGATTACCCGCATGATGAAAGCGGGAGATGATTCGGCTCCGGCTGCCACGTATAATTCGGACGTGGGCAGTACCACGACGAACGTCACGGTGGCTCTGGCAGACAATCAGCTCTGGCAAGCGAAGTTGGTGGATACCCGAACTACGGGCGAAGTGAGTGACCCCGATGTTCTAAACTTCCATACGGGGGCTTTGCAGTTCCCTGGACCCAAGACAGGGGACCGGCTGCAAATTCTTAGCATGGAAGACGAATCCAGCAGCTCCAGCAGCTCCAGTTCGAGCTCCAACAGCTCCAGCAGTTCGTCGTCGCATAGCTCTAGCTCCAACAGTTCGTCGTCGTCCAGCAGCTCCAGCTCCAACAGCTCCAGCAGTAGCTAGTTGATTAACCGTAGGTGGGTCGATGGTATTACCTTTGCCAGATAATCAGTTTCACAATGTGTGCCGATGGGTGTTGCGTGGTTCTTGGAATCACGCACAAACAATTCACGCCATTTGTGCTGAGGTTCTGCAACGATTTACTGTGGACCCAGTGCGAACTCCTGGTCCGGGGGGGCTTCCGGCTCCCCCGGACGGGAGTGATCAAGTAGACATTCGAAGCTTTCTGGAGTGGACCGAAAAGATTACTGTAGAGAATGGGGTGGATGCCGCTCAAGAGCCGTGCATCCGCCAAATTCTTTTTCTGGAACATTTGGCCACTCTTCGGTTGGGGATGTAGAATGTATTTGAGCTATCAGCAGGTCACGGTAAACAATCAAATCAAGACAGTAAATGAGTTGGTGGTTCCCGCGAAAGCCACTCATTGCGAAATCCAGGCTTCCACAAACAACGTCCGTTACACAATGGATGGGACCACTAATCCCTCCACAACCGCTGGAATGGCGTTGTTGACTACTCACGAACCCAAGCTCTTTACCATTGATGACATTCGGCGAATCAAGTTTACACGGGAGAGTTCGGACGGTTACCTCAATTTGCACTACCTCGCCGGACGGGATATCTAACTGTGCCAATTCCATCTCCACGTTCTGGGGAGCAGGAACAATCTTTTATCACTCGTTGTATGTCCGACGATGTGATGCAACGGGAATACACTGATTCAACTCAACGGGCAGCCGTTTGTTATGCTGCTTGGAAAAAGGAAGCCGAATCAATGACCACAAAAGCTGTAACAAAACACGTGTCTTCTGCCCAGTTCAAGCTCCTGCGAGCTGTTCGTTCTCGTAAGGGCGGAAGCCCGGAGCCTTTTGATTACGGCATCATGACAGCGGATCGGTTTGTCCGCAATGTGCTGGATTGTGTTGGTTCGGATTTGTGCTATCGCCAAATGGCGACTCGCTCTACTTCGCTCCACGATCTTTTGGAAAAATCGGCCCGGTCTCTAACCTACTCTAACCAAGAGATGGTGTTGGAGGATATTTACTCCAAGGCTAAAAAAGAGGAAGCCTTGCGAGGAGTGGAGCTCCCCAAAAACACGCTGATGCTGTTCAAGCATACCCTCACCTCTACCCGTAAAGACCGTGATGGGGATATTCTGCGAACCAAGGGGGCCAAGCCAGACCCCAAAATGCTGTTGCTGTGGCAACATGTCCATACTCTCCCCATTGGAAAACAGTTGGCGGTGGCTGACCATACGGACACCCACTTAAAAATGTTTTCTGCCGTGGTGGATATTAACCCGTTGGCTCACGATTCGGCCGTGATGATCGACAACAAGATGGGTCGATTTAGCCATGGATTTAAGGCTTTGGAGTTTGAAGAAATTAAAACCTCCAAGGGCAAGGTGACCGGGTTTGATGTTACTTCGTTTGAAATCATGGAGGCCAGTTTGGTTTCGGTGCCCTCTAATGTGGACGCTGAAACGGAGGATATTCTGTTGAGCTTGGTGGAAGGTCGTAAGCTTACCAGTCCCCTTATGAAAGCCTACGGAAAGGCAATTCGAGAGAAGCAGCCGGTGCGTGTTCCGGTTACGATTGATTTGAACATTCAGTTAAATGGAGAAAGCGATGGCTCCGGGAAAAAAGAGTGCTCCTGCGCATCAGAAGAAGCCCATGACGACCCCCAACAAGACCAAGAGTGGGGACAAGAAGGGAAAGCAACCGACAACGAAGAAGTAAAGAAAAAAGAGCCTCCTATGGATTCCGATGAAGAGGAGGCAGACGAGCAAGAGGGAGCTTGCCCGGAGTGTGGTGGTGAGATGGAAGACGGTGTCTGTGAGGAGTGTGGTTACACGGAGGAAGACAAAGAAGAAGAAAAGGCTGCCAAGGTTGGTCGTACAATTAGTGCGGACAACGAAAGCAAGATTCGGGAAGCCAAGGACAACATGGATGAAGTGATTGGAATGGAAGATGTGTCCAGGGCTTGCAAGGCTCTATGCAAGGTGGCTTCCAACAAACTCCAAGAAGTCTTGGATGCGGTGGCTTCTACTGCCATGGAGGCTGGAGCTAATCCACAAGAAAAACAAATGGGTGCCACGGAAGCGATGGCTGTGTTCTTGGCCTCGTGTACCCAAGAAGAACGTAAGAAAATGAAAGAGTTTTTGGACTCGTTTGATCAGGTAGACGAAGGCTACCGACGAGTGGAGATGTTTGAGAATCTTATGGGCGGCTAGTCCGCCCTGATGAGTAGTTACATTCCGGCGGTCGGAATGTACTGTATCGCAACCGTCAGAAAGAAATTGGAGTTACTATGAAACTGACGGCTCAATTGAAGAAGTGGTTGTCCGAGAACGCTGGTGTCAAAGCTGATGCCAGCGACGAAGACTTCCGCAAGGCCGCCGGAATCGCGTTGGCGAATGGCGACCTGTCTACCACGAAGTTTATGGAACTCACCAAGGCCGATGACCGGCAAGCCACTCAACTGGAACAGCAGTTGTCCACATTGGGCAACAGCCTCACCAAGTTGACGGAAATGCTGGCCTCCAAGAGTGGTGAGCAGAAGCAGGAAGAGAAGAAAGAAAAAGAGGTGGAACCTCTGCGTTTGAAGGCTGCCGGCGATCAACCCGGTTGGTTTTCCAAAATGGTGTCTACTTCTTACGGCACGGATGGCGTGGAAGGCAATGGTGTTGTGGAGGTCAAGGGGGCTTGGTCGCAGTATTCCACGACCAAGAGCACTCTCACCTACCCCACTCACACCAAGACGGGTCGAAGCCACCCTCTGGCCGGTCGGCCCGTAACGGATTTCGCCGAACGTGGTCGCATTTTGGATAACCCCTCGGAGCTGGACAAGGCTGTTGCGGGGGCTTACTCCAAGTTTCTGGTTGCCACGGCTCAACGTGGGAACAGCAAGACGTTTGGCTACCAAGCCCTGAACCAGCATGATCGTGAGCTGCTTCAGTATGCCATGCACGAAATGGAGTGGGGCGGTTCTTCGGATGGTGGGGATTACGGGGATATCAATCGCCGTCGCCTCAGTGACCTGGAACGCAAGGCTTTGATTGACGATGCTACTTCGGGTGGTTTGGAGGCTGCTCCCATTGTCTTTGATGACATGGTGATCCAGACTCCGCTGCTGAATGGCGAACTGTTCCCCTTGGTAAACACGGTTCCTCTGGAACGTGGACGCCGAGTGGAAGGGGTTTCCACGGGCACGGTCACAGGCTCGTGGGGTGGTGTGGATGATACGGCGATTTCGCTGTTCAACACTGCTTCTTACGTGAGTGCTTTCGACACCACGATCTTCCGGTGGCAAGGCGCCATCCGTATTGGTTTGGATTTCTTGAGCGACACCCCGATTGATTTCGGTGCTCACGTTTCCGCCCAATATGGGGAGCGGCTGCTGAAAGATCTGGACGATGTGATTGCCACGGGGAACGGCACGACGCAACCCGAAGGCATTATCAACAAGTCCGGCACGACCTCAGTTTCCTTTGGTGGTTCGACCACGATTGGGGCTTATGAGTCGTTGCGGTTTGGTGTGGCGAAGCAAGAGCATCGCCCGAACGTGGCGGGGACTGCCGTTTTTTGCGGAACGGAAACGTCCTATATGCGGGCGAAAGCCATCCCGGTTGGAGCTTCGGATGCTCGTCGGCTGTCTGGGTATATGGTTGGAAATGGCCCTTATGGCTACTCCGACTACACTTGGATGGAGCGTCCCTACAAAATCAACTCCAGCCTGTCCAACGCTCAAATCTTCTACGCCATCCTGGGTCGGTACCGGATGTATCGGCGACGTGGTTTGACCATGCGGACATCCACGGAAGGGGATACGCTGATTCGGGCGAATGAGATGCTGATGACCGTGACTGCTCGTTACGGTGGTCAGCTGGAGCGTGGTGGCTGTGCTGCTATCACCACGACGGCTCCTGCCTAAGTGCTGTGATCCTTTGGCGGAGGTTGACCCACCTACCTCCCTCCGCCATGCAACCCCTCTCCCGGCTTTTGGTTCTTCGGCCGGGAGAGGGTGTTTTTGTATAGAAGAACCAGAAGAACTGAAAGGTTTGCAATGTCTGAAGAAACTACGGTAGTTCAGGAACAACGTGGTGGTGGCAAGAAGCCAGCGACAGTATTGGTGGGTCCATTTACTGTGGAGGCCGATCACCCCAGAAATTGCGATTTGCTGCTTCAGGGTATTCCTGGGGCTCGTCTACGATCGGCCATTTCTGCGAGCCGGGTGGTTTTGGACCAACACACTGGAGAACCCAAGATTCCGGTGGACCAAGCCCGGCACTTGGGGGCCATGCCTCCAATCCCTGGGATGCGTTTACACGTCCATCCAAAAAATTGCACCTACAGAATTGAAGACCCCTTGGACAGCCCGGAGGGAGCCGAACTGTGCGAGCGTATTCGGCGACGGCTGAACGAGACCGGGATGGCCATTGATAAGCTTAAGGGGGTTCCCTCTGTTGAGGGCAAGCTGGATATCCACCGCATGAAAACCCTCTGCCGAGAGGTGGTGTGGCTGCTGAATGAAAAGGCAGTTCGCATGGTGCAAGGGGAAGAGCCTCTACTGGATGAAGTGGATGCCATGCCCGGGTTCTATCTGCTCAATCCAGGCTCCACGGTTGCCAACACGCAACCCATTTACGAAAAAGATTGGGCGGGTTGGGTCGAGAAATTGACTCACATGGGAGGCTAACCCTTGGCCGATGGTTTGCCGTTAGATGTTGATGCAAAAGCTGTTCGCCGTAAACTGGCTGTGGATAACGCCAGGAAACGTCGGGTAGCTCAAGCAGATCGCCGGCAAATCCGGGTTATCAGTTTTCTCAAAAAAGCAAATAAAGCGGTCAAGTTGACCCTCCAACAACGGGTCACCTTGGCCGCTAATTATCTTCGGGATCAAGTAGTTCGCAATCTTTCCACTCCAGTGGAAAAAATTGTAACCAAGAAACTTAAGGTGGTGAAAGGAAAAGACGGGCAGGAGCGGCTGAAATTAACCTATCGGGTAAAGGTAGACCCCAAGTCCCGCTCAAAGCCTGGGGAATTTCCGAGGGCAGATACAACCCTCTTAATGAAAAGCATCTTCTACGATGTAAAAGAGGTGGGACCCGGCTCGTTTGAAGCTAAAGTTGGAACTGCTCTAGATTACGGCCTCATTTTGGAAATAAGCGAAGAGTTGGATCGCAGTTTTCTTGTAAGAACCTTAAACAAAGAGGCTGCAACGGTCACACAAATCATCACTAAAGGCTCGCAGCAATGACCTCCATCGCATCTATTATGGGTCTGCATAAAGCTGTTCGGGCTCTTTGGGATTCTTCTGATTTGGATGATTCTTTTACTCAGTTTTGGACGGCAACTGAGATAACCCAGTTCATGGCGTTAAACGAAACGGAAGCAGCTCCAGGGCAGCCGTTTCCTTATGTGGTGTTTGAGTGTTCCCCTGGGATTGTTGTTTCCCGAATGTCCAAAACGCGGGAGTCTATTTGGGAAGTTCAGCGAGTCCCGTGGTCGTTCAAGGTTCTCGCCCGTAAAATAGACGGGGATGCCCGGTCTCCTAAGGAGATAGCCAATGAACTCATGGAAGATATTTTGGCTGTGTTCGGGGGTCACCCGGTAACGCCTCCAACATCGCCGACCCTGGATTACGGAAATTTTTTGTTATCTACTCTTACCAGTGTGGTTGGAACCCGAGTAGGTGACGATGAGTACCAATTAACCATCAGCTACTCGTTTCTAATTGATGTGCCAGTAGCCCATAGGAGATAAGACGTGGCAACCCAATCTTTAAGTGACATTACCATTCAGCTGAAACTGGTTGGTAAGAACACCAATACTCTAACGGATGGGAATGCCGTTGTTGCTCCCCATCCCAGCCTCAATTACCGTCCTACGCTCACCAGTGGGGCCGATGCAAATCAGGCTAATCGTGGGTGGCAATCCACGGACCGATCTCTTAGTTCTGGGGCCAGTGAGGTTTTGGACCTCTACGATATGGCTGGTACCGATATTGGAGCCGGCTCCGGGCTGGATGGGGTTGGTCAGGCAGTCGCCTACGAAGAAATTGTGGCGATCGCCATCGTAAACGAAAACGCTGTAGGGGACGCGGGGATTTTGGAGTTTATTCCTGACCCGACCAACGGTTGGACTCCCCTTGGTTCCCATACTTCTGCTACGGGTGGTGGGCTTCGTGGGCAGGGCATGTTCTGTAAGGCTCAGATTGCAGAACAGGGCTTTGATGTGGCGGACGCCTCTAGCCACCGAATTAAACTCACCGCCAATGGTGGGGCGGTTACTTACTCCATTTACATCATGGCTCGCCATGATGACAACACATCTTCCAGTAGTTCCTCCAGTTCTTCCAGTTCTTCGTCGTCCAGCTCTAGCAGCTCCAGTGCATCTTCCAACAGCTCCAGTTCTTCGTCGTCCAGCTCCAGCAGCTCCTCCAGTTAATTTTGACACCCACTTCGCCACTAGATCGGCATAGGAGTCTAAACAATGTCTTCGCTCAACACCTTAACGGGACGAAACGGAAAGTTCGTTGTGGACAACGAACTCGTGGCCCGGGCAACGCAATGGTCGGTAAACCCCAAGCTGGCGAGCTCCAGCGAGTGGGGTGACAGCGATTCCGGTGGTTACACGAATCGTTCGGCGGGTCGCAAGGATGCTACTTTCAATTCGGAAGGAAAGTATGACACCACGGATGAGGTTTTTGATCTGTTTATGCCCGGGGATACCGTGGTGGCGGTGTTGTGGATGGACGCCACAAGCCTCTACTGGGATTTTCCGCGTGCTCTGTGTAATGACTTTTCCATGGTCATTAACATTGACACAGAGGACGTGATTGGTTGGACTGCCGGTTGGGGTGCGGATGGTATTTTCTACTATCCGGGTCAGTCGGGGGCAACAGCTCGAACGCTTCCCGCTTAGTTTGCTGTTGGTTGTTTCTTAGGGTCACAGAAAACCACTCCATCTTCCTTTCGGGGGTGGAGTGGTTTTTGTTAGGTAGGTAGAAAATTTTAGGAGAACCAATTGTGAGTGACACAGAGGCTCGTGTCTTAGGTGCTGGACAGAAGATTGAGGTGAATGGAAAAACTTACACGTTACGACCCGTCGTGGTGCGGTTGTTGTGTGAGTTGGAGCGGAGTGCCCTCCACGAATACAAACGAGATTTTTTGGAAAGTTACTCCAGAAACTTAGATCTTCTGCCTCCTGGTGATCGGGAGGCAATTCTACGCTCCAAGTTTGAGGAGGTGGCTCGTTGGACGGTTACAGAGCTGCCCCAAAAGACCTCCTACGGGGTTCAGGGTATTCCAGTAACCCCTGAGCTTAGAAATAAGCTCTTGGAAATTTACGGGGAGGTGCCAGAAAAGGATAATGGGGTCCGTGCTATGCTATCCCTGTCTTTGGAGGCTGGGACCCTTAAGATGGAAGATGCCCACAAATTAACGGGAGTGTGGCCCAAGGTTGGGAAGATACGCTATGACCAGTGGTGGGTGACCGGCACCATCTCAGGCATGGTGGAATTTACGCTGTCCTCCGTCCGCAGAGAACACCCAGAAATGACTGCGGAAATGATTAAAGACTGGCCGGTACCGAAATTGGTGGAAGCCTCTCGAATTGTAGAAAGTCTTTCCGCTGCTGATCTGGGAAATATGTAGGGCTCGCCGCGTTAAGAGAAGGGGCTTCCACGGAAGAAGAAGCCAGCGACGGGCCAGGTTTATTAGGAGGGATCACGAGCTATCATTTTCGTCTTCTTTGTGAGAATACTTTTAATGGGGGTGGTGGTTACCCCATTACAGACGTTGCCGAAATGACTTTGGACCAGATTTGGTTTCGGCTGTGCGATAAAGAAGTTCTTAAGCAGAAGAAGGGAAAACGCACAAGCAAAGCGGAACCCCTGAACCTCGTTTCTAAGGCTGCCGCGGACGGCAAGATCACAGGCAGAGATGCACAAGGTAATATTATTCGGGGTGTTGTGCGGGGGAAATCGAAGGCTCGTGAGTTAATGGAGCGTCAACAGCAACGGGAACGGGAAGCCCGGGCTGCTATGGAATCCAACAGAAAGCGAAAAAAGAGGTGACCTATGGGATTGGAACTTGCCAGAATGTTCGTCACGGTCCGGGCAGATGCTTCCATGGTTGCCCAAGATCTGCAAGCCGCTCAATCTTCTGCCGTCCAGCAAGTGTCTCAAATGACCGGCCAGATGGATAGAAATGTTGACGGTTTTACGGATAGGCTGCTTAACTCCCTCTCTGGTATTCAGGCCGGCATTCTTGCCACGATGGGAGCTACGGCTCGTTGGACTTCCCAGTTGCTCCAAGGGGGTACTCAGGCTGCCACAAGTTTGGAAAAGACCCAAGTTGCGTTTGAGGTGATGCTGGGTTCCGCTGAAGAAACCCAGAAAACCTTAAATGACTTGACGCAATTTGCAGCGAAAACTCCCTTTGAGATGCCAGAAATCTTGCAAGCCGCTCGGGGTCTTATTCAGTTTGGGGATCGTGGCGGAGACTTAATGCGAAGCCTGAATATTATTGGAAATGCGGCAGCCGGCACGAGCAGTCAGTTTGGAGAATTGGCTCTTATTTTTAATCAAATACGAGGTGTTGGAAAGTTACTTACTCCAGACTTTCGGCAATTATCTACTCGTGGTGTACTTAGCCTCCAAGACATTGCAGACTATTATGGAGTTGCCTCGAATGCTGCTCAGGATATGATTTCTAAAGGAAAGGTTTCTTTTAACGACCTGATTAAGATTTTGGAAAAGCTGAGCGGTGAGGGTGGTCGTTTTAATAACATGATGGAAAAACAGTCCCAGACCATGGATGGTTTGACGAGCACCTACAATGATGCCGTAAACATTATGCGTCGCACAATTTCCACCCCTATTGTGGAGTGGACAAAGACATTGGTGCGATTCAAAATTAAATTGGTGGAACAACTCACCGCTGTAGTGAGTATGTTTCCTGATTACATTAGTGGGGCTCTCTTGGGTGCGAACGCCATGTCAAAATTGGCGTTCGCTATCGCAAGTGCTAGAGTTGCCATGCGGGCTTTTGGTATTACTGCCAAGAGTGTCATGATTGGAACGGGTGTTGGGGCTGTCTTTGTGGCTCTTGGGGCTGGGATTGGAATGCTCCTACCGTACCTCATGGAACTAAACGAATACTTTTGGGAGCTAAAGCCTGTTCAAGATGCGTTGGCGGATGCCTCCAAAATGTTAAAAGAGGCTTGGGGTCATGCCTCCATTGCAGCCTCTAACCTATGGACGGCTCTTTCTGATCTAGTAATCAAACTTGGGGAGATGATGGGGTTTGATTTTACTGCTTTAGGTGGCTCTCTTGTGGAAATTTTCACAAGTGGTGTAAGAGCCGTTTCTAATTTCGTTCTTCAAACCGCCAAGTTTGTTCGGGTGCTTACCGAAAATTGGAAAGTGGTGGCGGCGAACCTCGGCATCTACCTCTTTGGGGCTTTCAACCTTGTGTACTTGGAAGGGGTGCGGGTCTTTACTGCCTTTGGGGATTACCTTTTCCGGTTGTGGGATGCTGTGAAGTTTGGGTTCCAAGAATCATTTACCAATATGTGGGCTTTTGCTAAGACGGGGTTCGTTCAGTTTATTTCTACTTGGCGAACTTTGTGGACGAATATTGGAAATTGGATGGTCCAGAATTTTACCAAGCACATGATGTTTATGTTGGAAGGGGTGCTTAAGATTTTGGAGCTCTTTCCCGAGATGCAAGGAATGGTGGCAGACATTCGAAAAATGGCGGACGATTTTCTGGTTAAACGCCAGAAAGCCACTCAAGACAATCTACAAGCAATCCAAGTGTGGGAGAATAAACAACGCCAAATCATTGGAGAGCAACAGTCTGCCAGTTTAGAACGGCTTAATGCCAGCCGGGCGACTGTAGAAGAACAAAGAGCCAAATCCGTGGGGAAGGCTTATGCTGCCATTGACGCTTCCATGGCCACGACCCGTAAGAGCATGGACGCTGCCATTGGAAGCATCAAGGGGCTTATGGATGCTGCCGTGCTCCCTGAAGAAAAAGAGGACAATACGAAGGGAAAAGGGGGTGGAGGCAAGACCGAAGAAACCCCCGAAGAAAAGAAGAAGGCAATGGGGCCGGTAGGTTATGCAGAGTATGGAAAACGGCTGCAAGAAATCATGTCGGGCAAAGACAAGGATCAGAAAATTATTGCGGACGAATCCATTAAACAGTCTGATTTGTTACGCGAAATTCGAGACCGCTCTACTCTGTCTCCACGGTTTCGGTCGGCAGACTTTGTTGTGGAAGGTCCTGGTACTTCCCTGACCCCTGATGGGGCCATGAAAGAAAGCACGAAGCACACAGATCTACTTAAGGGAATTGACTCCAAAATGGGGACAATGGTGGAAGTTGCCAAGAAGGGCACTCCAGCAATTTTGGAGTAACCTATGGGGACGCAGACACTCACCGGAGCTAAAGTTTTTCTTGTCCTTCGTGGTAGAGTAGTCAACTCCTTGGTGGACTACTCCGAGGCGGACGTAGAGTGTCCTGCGTTGTTCTATCACCCTTCCCTCTCTCCTGGTGTGGAAGCCAGTCAGGTGAGCCGTGGGTGGCAAGCCCAGTCTCGTTCTTTGGCGTCGGGTGCCAGTGAGGTTTTGGACCTCTACGATTTACAAGGTATTGATATTGGAGCCGGCGATGGGCGGGACGGTTGCGGTCAGTTGGTGGTTTATGAGGAGATTGTAGTTCTTGCCATTGCGTGCGAACCGACTTCTACGGGCAGTTTAGAAATTGAGCCGGATGCTACGAACGGCTGGTCCTGCTTTGGGTCCCATACAAGTGCTGGGAATGGGGCCATTCGGCCCGGGGGCTTCCTGGTCAAGACCCAGTTGGCCGAACCCGCGTTTGACGTGGCGGATGCGGTAAACCATCGCCTCAAGCTTACAGCAGCAAATGGGGATTTAACTTACTCTGTTTACATTATGGCTCGCCATGATGACGAGCCATCTAGTTCCAGCAGTAGTTCTTCCCTTTCCAGTAGCTCGTCTTCCAGCCTATCGTCTAGCTCCGCCAGTTCCCAATCCTCCAGTAGTTCCTCCAGTTCTGCCAGTTCGAGCTCCAGTAGCTCCTCTAGTTCTTCTAGTGTGTCCTCCAGTAGCTCGGCAGAGAGCTCGTTGTCTTCTAGTTCTTCCACCAGTAGTTCGTCTAGTAGCAGCTCCCTTCTCAGTTCTGAGTCCAGCAGCTCCAGCAGTACCTCCAGCAGCTCTCATTCCAGTTCGTCATCCAGTTTGTCCAGTAGCTCTAGCAGTAGCTCGAGCAGCTCGCAATCCAGTGTGTCGGAGTCCAGTCAATCCAGTAGCTCCTCGTCAAGCTCCAGTTCCCAATCCAGCTCCAGCAGTAGTTCACAATCTAGTTCTAGCAGTAGTTCGTCCTCCAGTAATTCTTCCAGTAGCTCCAGTAGCTCCTCCAGTAGCTCGCAATCCTCCAGTTCGTCTTCGTCAAGCTCCAGTAGCTCCTCGTCAAGCTCCAGTTCATTTTCCAGTCAATCTTCAAGTTCTTCGTCTAGCAGCTCCAGCTCCTCGTCAAGTTCTCAGTCGAGCTCTAGTAGTTCCTCCAGTAGTAGCGAATCGAGTAGCTCCAGCTCTTCCAGTAGCAGCGAGTCGAGCTCTAGTAGTTCCTCTAGTAGCTCGCAATCGAGTTCCAGCTCCTCGTCAAGTTCTCAGTCAAGCTCCAGTAGTTCCTCCAGTAGCAGCGAGTCGAGCTCCAGTAGTTCCTCCAGTAGTTCTCAGTCCTCTAGCAGTTCTAGTTCCCAGTCCAGCTCCAGCAGCAGTTCTAGCAGTTCCAGTTCTAGCCAATCTGATTCTAGTTCTTCCAGTAGTTCGAGTTCATCTTCTAGTTCTTTTTCCAGTAGCTCGTCTTCTAGCTTTTCGAGTAGCTCCAGCTCCTCGTCAAGTTCTCAGTCGAGCAGCTCCAGCAGTAGCGAGTCGAGCTCCAGTAGTTCCTCCAGTAGCTCTGAATCTTCTAGTAGCAGCTCAAGTTCCTCGTCAAGTTCTTCTAATTCCTCCAGTAGCAGCTCAAGTTCCTCGTCAAGTTCTCAGTCGAGCTCCAGTAGTTCCTCTAGTAGCTCCAATAGTTCCTCCAGTAGCTCCTCCAGTAGCTCTAATTCCTCCAGTAGTAGCTCCAGCTCCTCGTCAAGTTCTCAGTCGAGCTCCAGTAGTTCCTCCAGTAGTAGCGAGTCGAGCTCCAGTAGTTCCTCCAGTAGTAGCGAGTCGAGCAGCTCTAGCTCTAGCAGCAGTTCCCATAGTTCTAGTTCTTCCAGCAGTAACTCCAGCAGTAGTTCGGAGTCCTCTAGTCAGTCAAGTTCTTCCTCCAGTAGCTCCAGTAGCTCCTCTAGTAACTCCAGTAGTTCCTCCAGCAGCTCCAGTCAATCTTCAAGTTCTTCGTCTAGTTCTAGTACCTACACTCCAACGGTGCTGGTCTACAATGCAAACGATACTTGGACGGCTCCAGTTGGCATTACTTCTGTTTTGGTGGAGTGTTGGGGAGGTGGTGGAGGTGGTGGTAACTACTTCACTCAGTCTGGCGGTGGTGGCGGTGGTGGTGCTTTTTCTAAAGCCACGGTCACCGTAGTTCCTGGGAACACCTACACCATCCAAGTTGGTACTGGAGGGGACACGAATGGACCTTATGTAAATGGAGGGGACACGACGTTTCTTGACCCTGGAAACAATGTATTGGTAAAGGCTGTTGGCGGAGAAACAGCCACGGATGACATTCCTGGGGAGGGTGGAGTGTTCTCTTCTGGCGTGGGAACTACACGCTATAGCGGTGGTGGTGGTGGTCTTGGTGGTACGGGTGGTTCTACGTCTAATGGTGGCGGTGGTGGCTCTAGTGGTGGCTGTGCTGCTCATGGGACAGATGGGGAAAACGGGGACGATGGTGGTATTGGGGCTCCTGCCCCCGATGTGGATTCGGGTGCTGGTGGTGATGGGGCTGTGGAACCTACTCAAACTTCTTTAGCTGGCGATGTTCCTGGTGGTGGCGGTGGTGGTGGCTCCAACTCCTTTCCTACTGGATCAGTGGGGGCTCACGGACGAATGCGACTTACATTCTAGGGGATTTTATGGCTATTCAACTCGATCCTTCCCAATGGCGTTTATCTACCCTTGGTAATATCCCAGTCAAAGTTATCTCCCGTAGTGGCATGTTTGAAAAGGAAGAGGCCTCGGCTACGGAGGTCTACCTTATCAAAGCCTACCATTTGGACGATTTTGTAAACGAAGTCTTTCCAGTGGTCTATGATTGGATGGGAATTGCTTATTACCCACGAGCTCGGGCTTTCCCGGGCTTGGGTACTCTCAGTGCCAAGCGAATCACATGGGAGGCGTGGACGGATGGGAAGCCAGTAGACCCGTTTAATACGGATGCTTCGGCTCCAGCAGACACCTACGAAGAAGACTTAAAGGTCACCATTGAATATGGAACTACTCCTAACAATGATGACGAAGCTGACCCTACAGACCCTTTTACTTTTTTGGAAATTTCTTGCTCTGGTGGTGGGGATTTCCAGCCGTTAGATGTAAATGGTCAGGGGCGGTGGAAGCCAGCAACGGGCGACACTCCTTTGGAAGAAGTAAAAGAACCTGATATTTACGGAGTGGTAAACCAACCCCAAGTGGAATGGCATGTTCGTTGGCCTCAACTTCCGTGGGCTACGTTCAACGGGACCATTTTAGGGAGATTGCGGGACAAGTTGGGAAAAGTGAATAGTACCGCAATGACCCTTCTGTTTAACGCTCCAGCGGAAACGGTGTTGTTCACCAGTTGGTCTATGTCGCAACAGTACACGTGGAGATCTGGTTTCACAGGGGCTTCCCCATTGAACTTGGATTTGAATTTTGTGGAGCGTAATTTTACGGCTCCTGATGGGGTTCAAGTTACCCACAATCATATCTACCGTAAGGGAGTTGGGTTTCGCCGGCTCCTGGTGGACGGCACAAATCCAATTTATTCTTTGGCAAATTTGGATTCCATTTTTGCCCCGAATACGTGAGGTGAGACATGGAATACCCAATTCCGATTAAACGAGCTGGGGATCGCCTTTCTGCGGAGCATATTAACCGTTTGGGTCGTGGTGTAGCGAGGATTGAGGGTCTTCGTGCTCACGGATTTGCAACTACTCGAAATCGTTACGATCAGGTTTCCGTTATAACCCCACCTCCATTTCACCAAGGGAGGTTTGAAGTTTCCAGCGTTACCATTGATGACGACGATACGGCGAGTTCTGGGTTGTACCTCATTAAACGGAGGTATTACTCCCAGACCTCTGGGGAATGGGTGCTGGATGATGATACGGTTTACGAGTTAGATTCCCGCGATTTTTGTGCTCGTTGCCGGCTGTTGGTAGGGGATCGGATTACTGCTCATTGGGATGGTTTTCTGGGTCGGTTTGTGCCTCTAAGTGTCCCCATTTTTCGAAAAGGGGTGGTATCCAGTGAAGGTGGAATCCCCGTAGATGGGAGTGGCAATGTGACTGTCTACCGTAATGGGGTTGCCACGGATTGGGTGGCGGAGTGTTGGCTAGATTGGATTCATGGGGACGAGCCAGTATCCAATGGAAAACGGGTGGAGATGTTATTCTACCCAGACGAAGATGATGGTTTGGGTCGCTGGAATGTTCATCTGGCAGATTGCGAGGATACCTAATGAGAGCAAAGGGGAGTATTTCTCGCTGTTGTTGCCGGGTTTCTTGCGTTTATTTTCGAGACCGCTTTAGCCGCGATGATTCCACTAGTCTCGGCAGCGACTGGAATGAGGTATCTGGGGACTGGGAAATTTCCAGTCAATCTCTTGTGGCCAATGCCGTGGGTCTTGTGGAGATTTTGCGAGAGCAGCCGGAAACCGAAATCGGCTCCAAAATGCTGCTCACGGGAAGGGTGCTTCTCCCCAATGCGGGAGACTCATTTCGTGGCTTGGTCGCCTATGATGGAACCACGGGCACGAATTATCTTGCAGCTGAGTTCAGTGTCCAAGCCGATTGCGGTACGATTACGCTGTATCGCATTCTAGGAGGTGTGGAAACGCAAATCAGTCAAGTCTTGTCTGTGCCTGATTTGCTGCCGGGAACTTCTCACGTCTTTTCCGTTTGTTACGGGAAGAATAGTACCTCTGGGACTGACCTCTACCTTATGGCCTCCGCGGCTGGAGGTGTGATTGGGAGTACCAGTGCCGTCTCTGCAGAAGGTCGTATTGCCGGCTTGGAGGTAACCGCCAAGGGGGCCGACCCCGTTACATTTAATTCCATTACGCTCAGCTATACGTATGACGGGGACGATCACCCGAGTTGCGAAGTTTGTACTGGAATCGTGGGATGTAATTGGGCTGATTTGATGGTGACGGTCACTTCTTTGGCGTGCAATTGGGACATTGTGAGTGGCACGTGGGGTCCAGGGTCCACGAGTAGCAGTAACGCTCAGGCGATGCTACTAACAGAAAACCCTCACCGAACCAATGTGATGCAAGCCATTGGTTACTTCACCACGACAGCCAACGGGGATCAAATTAAGGTTTTCTTAGCAGGGGACGAGATTACTGCTACGTTTGAAGTGGGGACTTCTTGTGGAACCATGACCATTGATGGTCCTGATGGCTCCCGCTCCATGCAAGTTGCCGGCTTAGTGCCAAATGTGGAGCATTACTTTTGTGTGATTTACGATGGAACGGATGCCATTGCGGGTCTAGTCCCCAATGCCACTTACGACATTCCCCGCATCCATAATATCCGTCGCGTTTCCGTTCCTACAACGGCGACCGCCACGAATTACACTGCCGGGCTGGGAACCGGCACCATGACGGGGACTGTCACGTTTCGGGATGTGGAGTACACAATCCCATATGAGCTGGACCCTTTGTGTGGTTGGTGTTCTGATTGCTTGACAGGGGTGTATGATGCCTCTCCTCAAGTAGGCTCTAAATGTGAGTTTGAGGTACGAAGTGGAACCTTGGGAGGGGGAGAAACAGGTAACATTACGTTATCTTCGGTCGGCGATTACGGCATGATGAATGGTGGTGTTGGTGGGGCCAATTTCGTCGCTGCCACATTTACTGGAGGGGCTTATCTTCAAACGGTACGGGTTTATCTAGCATCCGACTCCACAAGGTCAGGGCCTTGGGGTCAAATCCAATTTGGTCGGAGCACTCCATTTGTTTCTGGGGTGGCTACGCTTTCTTCTGGGGAATCGGCTCTGGTTCCTCAGGCGATCGCAGGGGCGGAGGTGACTGTAAACCTCTGTTTGACTGCCGGTGGATTAACCATGACGGTAAATCCACATCCAGGGCTTATTCCGCCGGCTGATGTGAGTGTGGTTGGAACCGGGACCTCCACGGGAAATTGGGGTGGAATTGAGCTGATTGCGACTGGGGGTGGTTCTCTCTCTGTTACGGAATACCACTCCGCGTATTTGAGTCACCCCTATACCGATGAGGAGTGTTACGATTGCGTTCGCATCTGTAACCCCTGCCAAGATAGTTTGTTTCCCGCTGGATTCGCTGTAGAGCTGGCTGGTATGGGGGCTGGTGGTTGCTGTCCCAACTATGACGGCAGTTATATGGCATTAACGGATGGAACTTGCAGTGCTCGCTATTCCAATAACTTCTTGTTTAGTGGGGACCCATGTCAAGTTCCAGGCTTTATTTCCATTAGTTTTACTTCCGTTGGGTCCAACGTCATTATTACGGTGACTGTCTACTTCCAAGTGGCTTACCCAGCTCCAGGACAGTTTGTAAATTACAGAAGAACAATTCCAAAACCTTTGAATTGCCGAACAATTTCTGGTTTGGTGATTCCATACCTCTCTACTTCTGGAGCTTACGACTGCGACCCAACGGGGTCCACAATAACTCTAACCTCCTTCTAACGCCATGGAATGTAATTTTGTCTTGATCCGTCTTGTGGGTTCTTTAGGGGTTTACCGTTGTACTCGTTGTGGGTTTATCACCCCTCCCATTAAGAATAGCAAAATCCATCATCACTGTTCTAATCCAAATGGCACGGTAAAGGACACGGTTGCTCCGGGCATTGTTTCTCAGGCCAAGCATTACATCTCAGCCGTGATGCGATGGCGGGAGGCCGGCTACCCGGTAAGAACAGACGATGAGGTAGAGACCATTTTTCGGGAAAAGTGCTCTTGCTGCCATTTGTACTCTGAGACTAAAGGCATCTGTACTCATTCGGAGTGTGGTTGTTTGGTACGGTCTCCAAATTCTTCTAAATTGGCCAATGCGGCTCGGGCCATCGGTGTTACAATCCCCATCGAAGCAATGGTCAACAAGTTGAGGATGGCGACCGAGCATTGTCCAGAAAATAAATGGTAGGTGGTTTCATGGCGGATTGTGTTTACTTAGGGAAACAACTGACGGTAGAGACCATTCGTTACGAGTGCCAGATTCATGGAGTGTGCCAGCTCCAAGATGGTTCCCGCACTATTCCCTCTTGTGACACTTGCACGAGGCGGCTGGAAATCAATTCTCCCCAGTTTGTTTCTCAGTGGGAAGATTGCCTGTCGGTAGTAAATCGGGAATTGAGGCCAGAAAATTACAGTCTACGTGGTCTCCTGGCGGGTCGATCCGTATTCTTAGCTTGTGGTGGGCCTTCTGCCAAGGAACTGCCCCTGGAATCGCTGAATAATCGCGGTTGCTGGACGATGGCGGTGAACAACATGGCGGGAAATCCACGGTTCCGCCCCCAAGCATTTGTCTGTAACGACCCTCCACTCAAGTTTTCCCATTCCATTTGGCTGGACCCAGCAATTCTTAAGTTCATTACCACTCCGAAACTTTCGACGGGTCGTGGTACTTTGCGGCAGAAGGTGGGTGATTCTTTTATTCGGTTGGTGGATGACCAAAAGAAACCTATTCTAACTCGGGACTGCCCTAATGTCTGGGGTGTTGCTCGCCGGTTGTGGTTGAAGCCAGACGATTCTTTTTTTCTAAACCCACAAGTTTCTGTAGGCAACTATAAGGCTGGATCAGAAATAAGTGGGGAGCCTTCCACAATTTGTACGATGCTGATGGCAATGCGGGTGTTGCGGTACTTAGGGGCTTCTCGAGTGTTTTTGTTGGGTGTTGATTTTTATATGGACCCTGGCAAGGGGCTGTATGACAACTACAGTTTCCAACAGTCTCGGGACATCAACGCTTGCGAGGCCAACAATGCTCAGTTTGCAGTGGTGAACGATTGGTTGTGTCGTTTGCAAGAGGCGAAAGTATTTGAGCGTTTTGGCATTGAGTTTTTTAATTGCAATCCGGTAAGCCGGCTACGAGCGTTTGATTACGTTTCATTTGAGACAGCATATCGGCTTGTAACTAAAGGGGTGGAAGCCCGTCCTGACCTGTCTGGCTGGTACGAGAAAAAGGACAAAGTAGAGGAACCCTGAAATGGAACGGAAACAACCAGAACCAGAACTTAAGAAGCGATTGCGTTGTCTGCGTTGTTTCCGTTTCTTCTTAACTACAGTCGGCATTCGGATTTGCCCTAAATGCGAGAAAAAGGGAGGCCGTGATGGATATTCGGAAAAGGTGTATCGCCCTTCACCCCAGGATGGAATGATTCGGTGACCTATGCATTGGGAAAAGAAGAACTGGGGCCAAGTTTGGCATCTCTATGAAAGTGCGGTTGTTGCGGTGGACCTCTTGTGGACTCGCAAGGGTGGCTTCAGCTCTAAGCATTTTCACTCCCAAAAAGACAATTTGTTTCTACCTATCACAAGCGAAATTATTGTGGAAATGGAGGCGGGTGATTGTTACCGAGAAAATTGGACTAAGGTTTATCTTCGCCCTGGAAAAACGCTGATGGTGCCGGCCTTGGTAACCCACTTATTCCGAGTGGAAAAAACAGGGCTGTTACTAGAGGTTTATTTGAGAAACCCGAAGCTCGGTAACGCGGTTATAGCTGAAGACATTACACGGCTACTGACTTGAAGGAGTTGTTGTGGTACCCACTTTTACTGTCTGTATTGGACTAGATAAAAGCCATCTGGAGCAGTGGGAGATTACCCTTCCAACGTGGGTACGAAATAAACCTACGTTATTTGAACACCCCTTCTTGATTTTTTACGACGATCCACGGTTGGAGCTGCCTATCTATCGCCTCTTAGAAAAAAATGGGGTGATGTCCCGAACTCGTTGCCAAACGGTGTTATGGGAAAACTTGAGTGCTAAAGCTTCGGGGGATCAGGCTTATACAAAGTGGAACGACCCCCATCGGGCTCACATGTTGGCGGGCTTTGTGCATGTCCCTGGGAGACTGGTAAACGTCTCTACGGACTACGTGCTGAAACTGGACGTGGATTTGGTAGCGTCCCACCAACCCGATTTGGAGCCTGATACAGAGTGGATTGATGCCCGGTGGTTTGAGTTTTCGCCGGCGATTGTGGCTCACCGTTGGACGTTTACCAAGCCTCCAGACCAGATGCTAGTTTTGGATCAGTGGGTAAAAGACAACGAGTCGAAACTCCCGTGGTTCTGGAACACACAACCTTTGAATATGGTTCCAGTCCCCAATGCCACGAAACTCGGTCATGCCCGTATCATTAGTTGGTGTGGGTTTTTTCGTTCTGATTTTGTATCTATGACGAGTCTCATGTGTTTCCATACGGTAGGGGACGCCATGCCCGTTGCCTCCCAAGATGGGTTTCAGTGGTACGTGGCGAAGCGCTTAAAATACCCTATTATTCGCCCGGACATGAAGTCCTTGGGTTGGGAACATTGGGGCACGACGTTTAACCTCAAACAATCAGCTCAGCGCGCATTAGAAGGAACCAAGACTTGAAAATCCCACCAAACTCCATTGTTTACCTTATGAGTGGCAAGGCCCACCTTCCGTATTTGGTGGTGTCTCTACATACCTTGCGAAAACATTGGACCGGACCCATTTCTGTTTTTGCGTGGGGGGAATCGTTTGAAACTGCGAAACAGATTGCAAACGATAGGAACTTGGATGTTGCGGTTTACCTCCGCCCCACGAAATATGCACACTCCAAAAATGGGCAGTTTTTGGATAAAATTGACCTCATGACTCAGCTGGCAACCAGCTCCAGTCCAGATCAGCGGTACCTATATTTAGATGCAGATACCATGCCCGTGGGAAACCTTCGGGGCTTAATGGAGGGAAGACCAGACTCCGAACTGCTTTTAACGACGAGGTTCAATCATTGGGTTGTTGCGGGGAGTGTTATTCGCAACCGAATCCAACGACTACTCTCTTTGGATGCTCCTTTGTTTTTAGATGGAACGAAGGAACAAGCTCCCTCCATGAGTGTTTTTGCTCACATGCTGCTTCATGCAGATAATGCCAATTTTCCATCCGTCAATGGAGGTGTGTTTTCTATTCGTGGGGGAATGGCTACGGCGAATTTATTGTCCCTTTGGAAGCAGTGGACCCTCCAAGCCCACGAGGCGGGGGTGTTTATTCCAGATGAAACGGCACTACACCCTTTGGCGTTTATGCATCATGGGAAAGGGGAGGTAGGGATCTCCCCTCCAGGGTACAATGTGTCGCCTAAGTATTGCGGAGACCCTGCGCTGTACCCTCAGGGAATTTTCTTGTGGCATTTCCACGGGGACAGCAATGTGCGACCTAAAAAATCGGCTTACGGTTTTCAGCTTTGGTGGACCCCGTTTTTGGAATGCTTAGATAAGAATGTTGGGGACATGAAGCATTGGTTTCGGTCTACCATGAATAAATGGATTCAGTTGGCCTATGCGGAGACCAACATGAGGCTATTGGAAGCCAAATCGGAAGAGTACCGTGTTCTTGGTTTATTGGGGGATGGGGATTAAATGAGACTTCAACGTCATGCAGCCTGTTTATGCCGAAACCTAAAACAACTCCTGCCAGAAAATCCAGATGTCAGTTTGATGGGAGCGGAAGTAGGGGTCTGGGAGGCGGCGACCTCTTGGGCCATGTTTCATCAGTTTCCAAACCTCCATCTAATCATGGTGGATCGCTATCAACCTTTTAACGAAAAAGAGTTGGTTCCAGACCACCGGATGGCTAAGTATGATCAAGGCCGATTTGACCGGGCTGCTCGTCGGGCTAAAGCTCGGACAAATTTTGCAGCAGATCGACGGACGATCATGATTGCCAGTTCAATGGTCGCTGCTCAAATGGTTCCAAATCACTCCCTCCATTTTGTGTTTTTGGACGCCAGCCATGACTACGAAAGTGTGCGGGCAGACATTTTGGCTTGGTTGCCGAAATTGCGGTCCGATGGGGTTCTTTGTGGCCATGATTACAAAGCAAATCGGCCGGTAGACAATTGGCGAGCGGGAGTGCGGCGAGCGGTGGATGAAATTTGCTCCCGTCCCCTTTATTTTAGTCCTGGTGATCACGATTTTTACGAATTTAGTCCCTTGTTCGTAACAGACTATTCCTTATGGTTTACAAAGGTAACAGGTCCTCGTAATGCGATTTAATAAGTTCGACAGCTATCAGGAATACGTGGAAACCCAACAACAACTGAGTCGCAAGAAGGTGCGACGTCGGCGAGTTCGTGTTTTTACAGTGCCTCAAGTGGTGGACACGATTTGCCGTTACTATCGGGGTTTTCTCTTACAACGAGTGGATTACGGTTGCTGCCACGGGGTTCGCCAAGGAGCGGAAGTGGACATGATGGCCAAATCCATGGGCGGCGATTGGATTGGCACTGAAATCACTCCGGAATTGTGCGATGGGGTGAAAGTAATTTGTGCCGATTTCTCTTTGGAGAGGCCGGAATGGCTGAACCGCTTTGATGTGATTTACACAAACTCCTTTGACCATGCCTTGGACCCCTATAAGACGGCCGATGTATGGGTGAAAAGTTTGAGTCCCCGTGGTCGTTTATTTGTGGAGTGGAACCCATGGAGTAACAAATTAGGTGGCTCTTCTGGCCCCTCTAAAGCCGATTGTTTTGCCGGCTCTTTGGAGGAGTACATTTCCATTTTCACGCATGTTGCTGATGTGGAAACCGTATTGGAAGCTCCTCAAGACGATCCTCGGTTTGTTCGTTCCTTAATTGTGGTGAAAGCAGACACATGATTACAGTGGATGGTGTGACCTACTTTGATCACCAGTATTATTTGATCCAGACGCTCCGCCAGTTGGGACAACAGCAGGGGGAAAAACAGTTCATTACGGCTGTAGAAGTAGGGGTGGCGAGTGGTCGCACAAGTGCGGTTCTTTTGCGGGAGGTGCCAAACTTACACCTCTGGATGGTAGATCATTGGACTGCTCCACAGTACCACCCTAAGCGAAACCAAGAGTGGTATGACCGGGCGATGCAGACTGCGATTAACGCGGTGACTCCGTTTTACCCAAGGTTCCGAGTGGTAAAAAGCAAATCAGCAGAAGCTCCCAGGTTATTTCTTTATCATTCGGTTGACCTTGTTTTTATCGATGCCGATCATAAGTATGATTCTGTATTGGCCGATATGCAAGCTTGGTGGCCCGTCGTTCGTTGGGGTGGAGTTTTTTGTGGCCATGACATTGATGGACCCAAAGACAAGAATGGAACGTGGGGAGTGAGGCGAGCGGTAGAGCAGTTTACTGCGGCTCGTGGGTTGGAGTTTACCGTGCATAAGAACTGTTGGCAAATTCAAAAGCCAACAAAAGAAGAGTAGAACGGGGTGCTGTTCGTCGGTCCCTCTCTGGTGATTCGTAGCTGGTGAGAAGCCAGACGGGGAACTCGTGGTTTTTTGTTGTGGACCACGGGTCATGAAGGGGTGAAGTCGGCGGTCGCTTTTCCTTGGGAAATCCAAAACCATCGCCAGTAAAGACCGCATTTTTTAACTTATGAAAGGCTTGCAAATGGAAATAGAATGCGAGCGTATAAATAAGCTCATCTTAGAATTATCCCAAGTCATAACAGCAATTACCAAAAAAGAGTCAGAGATGCGAGAACTCTTGGAAGAGGCTAATCAGCTGTTACGTTCCACTCATTCCATTGCAGAACGGGAAGGTGTGGCAGTAAATTGGGAACCATTTCGACAGCGCGTAAGAGAGGCATTAGATAAACAGCATCGGTTCTTCTATCCGAACCAGTATTCGAACCAGTCAGCAACGGAGGGGAAGTAAATGATTCGGTATGAGTTGGATCGGTTTGCTTTTGCCTCAGCCCCAAGAACGGGGACCACGTGGTTTCTCAAAACAATGGCCATTCTTGGGAATGACATTGGCTCCAAGGCCACTATCCACATTCCGCATCAAGACCCCTACGATTTGATTCGTGTTTCTTTTGTTCGCAACCCTCTGGATTGGTTGTTGTCTTGCTACACGGTGTTTTCCACGGGGGCTGCCATCGGGGTTCCGGAGGTGGATATTTTTTTGTCCCTGAGTAGAAACTCTTTTCGTGAGTTTATTCAGGACTACTTGCAGACTTGTCCAGGGGCCGTGGGGAAAATGTTTTCGGCTTATCGGGCGGATTCGTTTATTCGCACGGAGGATCTGCCCTATGGGTTCATCCATTCCATAAAAACAATGACCTCTCGAAAATTTAAGCGGACTCAAATGCAGCAAGTGGTGGAGCTTGGCGTTCAAAATAACTCGCAGAAGCGTTGTTTTTGGGACAAGAAACAGAAACAGCAAGTGATGGAAGCGGAACGGCAAGTAATGGAGTTTTTTGATTACCTATGAAATCCATTCGTTTGGTAACCCATTGCTATGCCACCACATTGCCCCAATATGCCCGGTTTCTGGCCTACCAAATTGCGTCCATCTACGTCTACCGTCCCAAATGCCAAGTCGTGTTGGATGTGTGCTACGACCCTACAGACACGGCGACCGTGTCTGTGCTGAATTATTATCTTGGACTTCAGTGTGATTCTTTTCTCCGATTGCGTCCTATGGAATTAGCCCGTTTAGGAAAGAGGTGCATTGGTCGCAATGAATCCTGTTTAGAGTCCCAAGAGGACGTAGTGTTTCTCACGGACGTAGACCATTTGTTTTACGAGACTGCTTTGGACGATGTTGTGGAAGCTATGGATCAGGCGCCGGAAAATGCCGTAATGATTTATCCCACAACTATTGAAATCATGAGAACTCATTTGTCCGGGGACTCTTACGCTTCCCAAGATTATCACACTCGACCATTTCTTTTGCCTGGGGTCTCCTTGTTTGAAGCCAAGCATTATAATCGAGCGATTGGTGGAGTTCAGATTGTAAGGGGAAGCGTTGCAAGAAATTTTGGGTATCTTCAAGGCACTAGTTGGCTGAATCCTTTGGAATCTAAACAGAAGCCATTTGGTACTTTTCGGGATGACTTGGCTTTCCGGCGCCAATGTGAACAAGTGGGAGCAATTGTTCCAATGTCCTCGATGCTGAACATAAAGAGAATGAGGCACAGTTCTACAAGTTACAAAGGGTGATTCATGCGCTGGTTTTCTTGGTTGTCAGCTCCATTTCGGTGGGTAATCCAATGGATTTGGAAACCTACTGCTCCCTCCGTTGTAAATCAATTGGAGGTCTTTTATGGTTCGAAACGGGAACGCATTTGGGTTCAGCCTTTGGATTCCGTGGGTCTTTGTTTACTTTGCGCTCTTCCTGTTGGTCAGGGGCAGTTTCTTTTTCAATCCCAGTATGCAATTGATGTAGAGGCTTTTTGGCGTATCTGGGGCGATTTCAACACTGCCAAGGGTGTTTTCCCCTGTTGGGAAGATGGCGCACCTTGGACCCCATAAGCGATTTATAGGGGGTCTTTTTGCTATGTTACGGTTGGTGTTTTGTTGAATAACGGGGTGATACTTGTTTGAACAAGTGTTGCACAAAAAAAAGCCCGGGCAGAAAGCCCGGGTGGTTTTTGTCGTCTTAAGGAACGCGGAGCGTCATCTCAATAGCCAAAATCACTTTTCTTGGAACCTCAAAGCCGTCGCATTCGAAGGGTCCCTTCGGGGTGGCAGTTTCCAAAACACGCAACAAGAGTTCACGGTACACGGCCCGATCACATCGGTCGGATGTTTCGTATTCGTCTGTCTTAAGCAGCCTCGTCCCACAAAGGTACTTCGCATGGTACCTTGACCGGGGATCGTATTCCGTATCGTAGGCTTCTGCTTTGCAGAACGGGCAACACGTTGTTTCTGTTTCTTGTGGTGCGTTGGTCATGATTGATTTCCTAAGTTAAAGCTTTCCAACACGGCGAGCCCATTGATCCGATTTTTCGGTGCCACGAAGCACCCTGGTAAGTTTCCTTCGCCGTATTTCTTTATTGAACAAGGGTTGGAATGTAACGCGATCTGTTGGACCCATGGCGTTGAGGCCGAACTTGGCAGTGATCTCATGCCAAGAGACCCGTGTCGACGGGCACATATACTGAACTTTGTAAATGCCACGGGCGATTTCTAATGTGCGACGTTCAAATTCTTCTGCCGCCCATTGCGCAGCTTTTTGAATTGTGGAGTCTGGTGTGGTCATCGTTTCATTTCCTCCCCTTTGGAATTGACGACCTTGACCTGTCCGTCAATTCCCAAGGCTTCTAAAGTTTGCCGTACGATTTCCCCATTTTTTCTGGCAGTGGCGAGTGACGAGGTGTGATTCACTGTAAAAGTTTCGTCGTCCCCCACCACAATGAGGATGGAGTAGATAACTCCATCCTTTGTTTTAATGGCAGACATTTTACCTCCCGTGGTTTTCAATGAACTTTGTAAGTAACGCTTTCGTTCTCTCCAATGTCGTCTCATAAGAGCTCGTGTTGGAGTGGTCGCCGACCATTAAGTAGTTCGACCCATCTTCGGCCAATTCGGGGCACAGTTCGGCATAGGCTTTGATCGCTTTCGACCCAGTAATTGGCAGCCCGTAGCTGATACTGGCGCGGTTGTGGTAATTGTAGCAAGAGAACCACACTGTGCGGAAACACCAGCCGGACAGGCAATTCACCAGTGTGGAACAATCCAAAGGGTCGTTCGCCATTTTCAAGGTTGTGGCCGCCGCATAGTCGTAATTGTTGCCGTAGGAATCAATGGCCAATTGCATGGCTTTGATTTCACATCGGTAACCGGCTTCTTCCAAAATCTTGGCCAGTACCACCGTGGCACATCCGCGCCACAAAATGTTCTGCCATTTCATGAGTCCCGGGCTGCTAGGCGTTGTAATCAGTGTAATTATGGGGTTGCCTGCCCGTTGTTCCCGTTGTGTGGTGCGCCAGTAAGGTACACCACGTCGCAGGCGGTCAACGTCTACTTCGTCCCCAGTATCTTCACTCCATACGCCACGACGTTTTGTGCTCTTCGGTTTGGGGAGGTCTTGGGTTTCCAGTTCCCCTAACATTTTGTCGAAAATTTGCATACCTTCTGGCCACAATTCCCCAGTAGCTTTTGCCGCAGCGTGGATGTTAAAGAACCGGCGGCCAACAAAAGAGTAGGAGTAAAATTCACCCCATGCCCCTGGCTGGCGCTTAATTCCTTCTGCCGCCACTTCGGCCATGTCGGCCAATCCGTCGAACCACGTTATGTACGTTGGGTTCCCCGTAGCCTTGAGTTTTTTGGTTTCGTGAATGGCCATTGTGTTGTGTCCGTTGTGTTGTGTTGTCCGTTGTGTTGTGTTGTGCCTGCCCCCGACACCAGTATTTTACACTGTTTCGGCTCGGGTACAAGTGCCACAGCACAAATTTTCTCAAAAAAGATTTTTGGAAAATCCCCAAGTGGTTGATGGTAAAGGGTTTACGGCTCAAAAAAATTTTTGAATTTGTTTGGGGCTGTGTCCCGTTCAAAAAAAGTGGCACTTTCAAAAAAAGTTTTTGGCGCCGTAAACCCTTTGGTTTCCAGGGTTTCCGTCGGTTCCGAGTTATTTTTCTGAAAATTTTTGTGGCGTTGGGCTTGTGCCCGAGCCGAAACAGTGTAAAATACTGGTGTCGGGGGCAGGTACAACACACAACGCAAGGACACAACACAATGGCCGCTCACCTCAAACGAAACGAACTGATCAACAAGACATTGGTGTGGCTTCAAGAGCGTCCTGGCTTTTGGCACACCACGGCCGAAGTGATGGCGGGAGTGGGGGTGCCGGACACTGTGAATCAGTGGTACCGCAATCGCGTGTTGCGGTTCTTGGAAGCCGGGGGTAAGATCGCCCGTTTCGGTAATGGCAAAATGCGTTGGAAGTGGATGGAACCCAAAGAGGTACAGCCCGGTGAACAGCCGGCAGAACAGCCGGCAGAACAGCCTGGGCGAGGAACGAAAACCATTATTGCCAAGTTCCCGGGAACATGCCGTAAGTGTGGGTTGGGTTATTCGGTTGGAGCGGCATTGCACCAAGAAAAAGTAGATGGGCAGTGGCGTTGGGTTCACACCCCGAATTGTCCTGGTGAGTTGCCGGCGACCCCGGCGATCCCGGCTACCGAACAGCAGCCGGCAGCAGTGGCGGTAGATGCCGCGCTGTTGGCACAAGTGGCAGCGCTGGCCGAGAAGGTAGCAGAGTTGGAGGCGGCTCGCCCGCCCCAAGTGATCGAACTGGTTCGCCCGGACATGCCCAAGGTGGAACTGAAGGAACGCTCCCACCCCATTTTGGAACAGGTCTTGTTTCACCTTAACTGCGGTGATAACGTGATGTTGGTAGGACCGAAAGGGTGTGGCAAGACCTACCTCGCCCAACAGATTGCGACCCTCCTGGGGCTGGAATACGGCATGATCTCCCTTTCGGGTGGTGTGACCGAAAGCAAACTGTTCGGCCGGTCGACCCCGGACATTACGACTGGGAAAAGCGTTTACACGCCAGCCCCATTCGCCACCATGTTCGAAAATGGTGGGTTGTACCTCTTGGACGAGGTGGACGCGGCTGACCCGAATGTACTGCTCAGCTTAAACAGCGGATTGGCCAACGGGGTCCTGCCGTTGGATCGGCCAGAAAACCCGATTGCAAACCGCCACGAAAAGTTCACATGCATGGCCGCCGCCAATACTTGGGGCACCGGGGCTGACCGCCAGTATGTTGGGCGCAATCAGCAAGACGGAGCCTTCACGGAGCGGTTCGTGCAAATTGAAATGGATTACGATGCCCAATTGGAGTTGGACCTTAATGCTGATCAGCCAGAACTGGTTCGCCAGCTTCAGGCTTGGCGGAAAAACATCGTGGCCAACAAATTGGAACGGACCATTAGCACTCGTTTCATTTGCCGGGCGGCGAACTGGATTCGACACGGCAAGGACATGAATTACGTGAAGCAGATGCTGGTGGGTGGCTGGCGGAAGGATGAGTTGGTTAAGGCTGGCATCGCGTAGTGGTTGGTGTTGTGTGGCCGGGCCGAGTTGTGTCGGCCCGGCACCCCTCTGCTCCATTGCGGTGGATCAGTGGGGTGCCGAAGCACCAAACAACAACAACACGAGGAGATAGAAAATGGCCGGTAAGAATGAAAAGATTAAACGGATTTGTGAGCAGTTGGAGAAGTTCCAAGGTCAACAAATGGGTTCGTTGGGTTCTGTTGCCCTTGAGGCGATGCACTCTTTAATGGACGCCTCCCTTCAGGCGTCCGCGGACACTCTGGTGAGCATGCTCCCCCAAATCCAAAAGGATGTGACAGGCTCGTTTGAAAACGCTCCGTTGGAGTTCGCCCCTCCGGGTGGCCTCGTTGTGGGCGTGGATGTGGCGCCCCTTATGCGTGGGAAACCACCTGAGTTTGCGGTGCGTTCCTTCTTGTGTAAGGGGTTCGTGGAGGACATGAGTTTGGAACGTGGTGGCTTTATGACTAAGGAAAATTTTCTGCGACTGATGGTGGAACAGTTCATGTCGTCCGACAGTCAAATCATTCCGGTTGGGCTGGCGACCGTTACTGAAGCCTGGACTCTTTGCACGTCCCAAGGCGAACGGAAAATCACCCCGTTGGAGATCGCAATTGACATGGAGGACCCTGAACGGCGAACGGAGTGTGTTGTGTTGGCAGTTACTTACAAGCAGTTTCGGCCCGACTCCTCTGTCCAGTTTGTTCAGCGAGCTTTCAGTTCTGAAATTCGTCGTGGCGAAGGGAATCGGATTCACTTGAAGGAGTGGGTTGAAATGGAGGAGCCTCAAGTTGGCTTGCACGGGATTTTCTGGAAGTACATGAAAGATCGTTTGGGGGAGGAGTTGATTCGGCGCGAGCAGGAGACCATTGATAAGATCCGCCAGCAAAACTCCTCGGAAAACTAGGCATGAGGAGTGCACGGGGCCAAGGGAAGAATACCTTGGCCCCGTGGCGGGTCAGTGGTATAGTGTTGCGGCCCGTGGCAACTTACTGGAGAAGGAGAAATGGATGGCCATTGAAACTGCGGAAATCATGGCGGAAACCTACGAAGATGTGCGGTTGTTGGTGCTCAAGACTGTTTACACGTTTCACCGGAAATATGGTGGTGAAATCGAGCTGCTGCAATCCAAGGCTAATGAGTCTTTCATGGAAGCGTACCACTCGTTTCAGCCTGGCAGTGGTTCAAAGTTTTCGACTTGGGTTCGGTTCCGGGTGTGGAATGGATTGCACGATGAGCGACGTGACGCAGCTCGGCGTCACCGGATTTTGAAGCGGCAGTCCCCAGTCGTCTTAGACCAGACAATGAGTTCCAAGAATTTGGACTGGTCTGAGGTGACCCAAGATGTGGAGACCGTGTTGCGGTTGGTGTTTTCTCCTGGTACGGGACTCCAGAAATTGTTGCAAACAAAAACTCCCATAGGCATGCGCATGGTGTTGCGGGAGTATCTGATCGGTTTGGGTTGGTCGGTGAAACGCGTGAAGCAATGCTTCCAAGAAATTCAAGGAGTGTTGAACAATGACTGATAGCATGAATTCTACGTCGGGACCAGTAGCTTGTGGGCCTTGTGTGATTCGGGAACCTCAGCGTCGGGGAATGAAAACTGTTTCCAAATATCCGAACGTACCGTGGTTTGTGGACCCCGTGTTCCGTCCTACGGGTTTCGGACAGGAGACTCCTCCTTCTGCGGCGGTACTGAAGAACGTCAGGCACAAAGATCGGAACGGCGCACGTTTGGAAGTTCGGGTCGATTTGTGGGGTCCAATTCGTTTGTCTGCTGAGGTAGATGGTGTGGTGATTGAGTTCGTGGAATTGGATCAAATTCGGGCGTTGGCAACGGCGGCTGGATTTCAAGGTATTTCGGTGAGGTTCGGAAATTCGTAATCTGTTCCGAGTATAGTGGTGTTGGTGGTTGAATATTCTACAACAGGAGATTCGTGATGTTTTTGGGAGCACCTAAGTTTTTGCGGGCTCAGTTGATGCGGGATTATTCTTTCGTAAAGCGCGGGCTGCCGGCTCCAGCAGGAGAGCGGAATGTGCAAATGGAAATCGCCGGCCTCCGGCGAGACTTCCCCCACTTGAAAGAAGTGCGGTTGCTGCAACTCCGGCACTTTTTGGATCAAGTGGGTGTGGATCGCGTGCGCAAGTTGGCTGCGTCCAATTTGTCTGGTTTCGAGTTCCGCCGGGCCATGAACAAGGAACTCCAATTGCCTGTGAGTGTGGGGAGCCGGTAATCATGTGGATCTACACGCGCTACGGATTTTTCAGTGTTACCAGTACCGAACTTCCCGATGGGAAGGTCAACCCCCACGAGGTCCAGATCCGGGCACGTTGTAAGAAACACCTGGAAAATGTGCGTAAGCGATTTTCTCATCTCTGGGAAAAAACGCCTCGCATCATTCACACCCCGACTGCGGACTATGCGTATCGTATGATAGTCCATAAAGATTTGGCGACTGGAATGTTTATGGAGTTGGTGCAAGAAATACAGTACACCAATTTCAAAGAAGAGTGCCACAAGACAATGGGCGGCGATGCCAGTTACCGCGGCCTCTTGCACGTTACGTGGTCGGCTGCTCATCAGTATCAGGTCAAAAACGAGTCTATGTGGAAGTGATGCCCAGTGAGTTGGTTTCGTGTTGTTGTGGAGAAACCCCCTTGGAAACGAGGGGGTTTCTTTTTGTATTGAGGAAGAGGTTATGTTGGAAACGAAGCTTTACAAATATCAACGGCATGGGGTGAAATTGATCTCCCATTTTGAGGGGCGGGCGCTCCTTGCAGACGAAATGGGACTCGGCAAGACAATTCAAAGTTTAGCTTGGTTGTGGCAACAGCAAGCCTTCCCCGTAGTTGTGGTCTGTCCGGCTTCTCTGAAGTGGAACTGGGAACATGAGGCTCGGCAACACCTCGGCCTGCGCGCCATGGTGTTGGAAGGCACCAAGGTTCCACGCCAGCGTCTTATCCGGTCTCGAATGGTCATTCTAAACTATGACATTCTGAAACCATGGATGGATTATCTGAAATGGTTGGAGCCCCAATTACTGATTTTTGACGAAGCCCATTACGTCAAGAACCGGACAACACAACGGGCAAAGCTTCTAAAAAAACTTGCCAAGTCGATCCCCAATGTAATTGGAATGAGTGGCACCCCTCTTACAAATCGGCCGGCTGAATTATGGAATGTGGTGGATACTATTCGTCCGGATCTTTACCCCTCCTTTGTAAAGTTTGCTTTCCGTTATTGTCAGCCACGAAGAACCCCGTGGGGCTGGGACTACCGTGGGGCTGCCAGACTAGAAGAGCTTCACGGGATCTTGGACGACCACATGATGATCCGTAGGCTCAAGAAAGATGTGTTAAAAGACCTGCCGTCTAAAACGCGTTCCGTAGTGCTTTTGGAAATGGAACGTAAGTCGGAATACGATCACGCCAGAAATGATTTCATTGGGTGGTTGCGCAAAAATGTTAGTAAAGGAAAAGCTGATCGGGCCGCTAGGGCAGAACGTCTCATGCGTCTTGGGTATTTGAAACGCCTATCTGCAGAACTAAAACTTTCCAGCGTCTTAGAATGGATCACCACGTTTTTAGAAGGGTCCGATGAAAAGTTAGTTGTCTTTGCTGTCCACCATAAAGTGATCGATGCCCTTCAAGAACGGTTCGGCCGGCAGTGTGTTGTTGTGACAGGGGAGACTTCCCAAAGAGATAGAAAAAGAGCCGTTGAAATGTTTCAGACTTCCCCAAAAACACGATTGTTTCTGGGCAATATCCAAGCAGCTGGTGTAGGTCTTAATTTGGTAGCCGCCAGTACCGTAGCATTTGTAGAGTTGTCCTGGTCCCCGGGGGAACACGGTCAAGCTGAAGATAGGATTCACCGTATTGGACAGGTCTCTAATTCTATGGTGTACTATTTAGTTGCTCGAGGGTCTATTGAAGAGGACCTTTGTAAAGTGATCCAAAAGAAACAAGAGGTACTGAATAAAGTTTTAGATGGAGACGGGACCGCCACCGAAATGGATATCTTTTCCCAAGTGGAACAAGCTTTATTACAAGGAGGTAAGTCGTGAAATTGCCTGATTTTTTACGGGCGCATCAAATCCCATTTATAGAGTCTGGACATGAGCATTGCCGGTCTGGTTGGATTCAATTGGATTGTCCGTTTTGCAGTCCACGTTCGCAACATTGGCGTCTAGGGTACTCCCTTTCTGCCGGCTACCTCCATTGCTGGTTGTGTGGTCATATTCGGTTGTGGGACTGCTTGGTGGAGTTGGTACCAGACCGTAAGGCGGTCGCCGCCCTTTTGCAGCATGGGAAACCCGAGTTAGATCGGTCCTTAAACGCGCTAAAACCCCGTAATACGCGGTTGGGGCTTCCCAAGGGGGTTGGACCCCTCTTACCTGCCCACAAGCGCTACCTGCGCCAACGGGGGCTGTGTCCCACCACGGTCGCTACGTTATGGGGTGTGCAAGGGATTGGGCTGTCTTCAACCCATCCGTGGTCTTTGTTTATTCCAATGTTTCAAAATGGAAAAATGGTGAATTGGACAACGCGTTCTATTGCTAAATCGCCGGCTATCCGGTATCTGTCCGCTAGTGAGAGTGAGGAGTTAGTACCACGAAAGGAGTTACTTTACGGGGAGGACCTGTGCCCGAGTTCTAGTGTGCTTGTGGTGGAGGGTCCAATTGACGCTTGGAAGATTGGTCCAGGGGCTGTGGCGACATTGGGGACAGGCTATTCTCGGCAGCAGTTACTGCGGCTTTCCAAATTTCACTTTCGTGTGATTTGCTTTGATAGTCAATCTGATGCCCAGCGTCGGGCGCGTAAATTGGTGTCAGAGTTGGCATGCTTTCCAGGGGAAACATTTAACATTACTCTCTCTTCTAAAGACCCTGGAGAGGCTGATGAGCAGGAATTACGGGAGTTGAAATTGTTTGCTTTTGGTGGGCGGTGATATCAAATTGAAGATGGATTGCCCCACTTTTGCATAGGCACATTCTTGGCATGAACCCCACTTTTGCATAGGCACATTCTTGGCATGAACCCCACTTTTGCATAGGCACATTTTATATGAGGCTGATCATGAGGCTGATCATACCTCAACCTAATTTGAATCGCAAAATGTGGGCTTTTTATACATGAGGCTGATCATGAGGCTGATCATAGTACGTTTATTATTGGAGTCGCAAAATGTGGGCTTTTTGCAAATTTTTTGGCGTTTCATGAAATTTTCCCGTATTATTATTAAATACAATAAATAAATAATAAATATAATACGTCATTGACCGGCGCTTGCGCGCCAATCAACTCAACACTCCATATCAACTCCAAGTTGTTCCGATCAACTTTCCATTATGCGAATCATCTACCATCTACTTCTCATCGCTCTATTACGATTTTATAAGGAGTCTATCAAGCCAATATTTTATGAGTGGTCTTGTTGCCATAAAAATGATCAGCTACTATGCTAGGGTCCACATATGAGTAGTGATGGTTTCGGTTTCAAAAAATCCAAGCTCGTTTCCAAATCAAATCCTGTTCAACATGAACAAAACAAATCATGGGCACTCCAACTCCACAATACTTTGAGAACTCACCGCCGGGTAACCTCTTATCCAATCCGGTCTGGTTCTTGGGAAACAGAATTTTCCAAGCTCAAGAAACAATACGAGCTTTCTGATCAAACAATCCAAGATCTTTTGGATTGGTACTGCGCCAATTTGAAAAATGATTACGTTCCCCTTATTCGCTCTGCCAAGGGATTTCGCCAACGCCTCCCGGAGATACAAGAAGCCAAATTGAGAATTTCTGGTTCAGATTCCAAAACTTCCAAATCAGAAGTTCAGCTCAGTGGGGAAGCGGCCAAAGTTTACAATGATTTGAAAACTTTGTATTGGCCGAGGGGAAGCGTAGCTCAATTACCAGAAGTGGTGGAAGCTAGTCTTTCTAACTATCGGGAATTTGTGGCAGAGTTATCTTCTCGCATGGAGTCTATTCGCGCCAAGGAACGCCAATTCACGGAAGATTTGTTAGGTGAAGAAAACACCATGGAAGGGTTACCCAAAGAAAAGCGGAATCTTATATTCCGTTTGCGTCGTTTGGTTCGTTTTTACGAATATCTTAATTCACGGTGCCTTTCTGCGCCTCGTCATTTTGTAGAAGGTTGGTTTCGCGCCATCAATTCCCGTTTGATTAAATGGGAGGGTTGGTTTGGTGACTTGAAGCCAATGATCTTTCGACCTAATTCTGATTGGTTCCATATAGAAGGTCGGGAGTGGGCGGTTCAATATGGAGATGTGGCATTGTGGCACGATCTTTGGATGGAAAGTGGCTTGGGGGAAAAGTATAAATGAAAGTGGAAAGCCGAGATAGCAAAGAGGAACGACGTGTTCTCATTGGTATGATTGTTGATCCACTTGTTCTCAGCCGGCTAGCTTCCAAGTGGGACAAAGATAATGGATTGTTTTATTCTCAATGGTCTAACATCATTGCGAATTGGTGCGTTAAGCATTTTTTGAAATACGGTAAGGCTCCTGGCAAGCACATTGAAGATATTTTTGAGCAGTGGGCGTCCGCTTCCAAAGACAAGACTACAACGCAACTTGTTTCCAGTTTTTTATCTGGTCTGTCTGGTGAATACGAGTCTTTGCAAGGGGAGTCCAATACTGAATATGTATTGGATGTGGCGGGAAGATATTTTAACGAGGTGCGTCTTGGCCGGCTGATCCAAGCGGTTCAAGATGATTTGGAAGATAAGAAAGTAGACCAAGCCTATACTCGGTTGAATACCTTTGGACGTTTGGAAATAGGAGCTGGTGCCGGAGTAGATGTGCTGACGGATGAGACCGCCATTAAAGAAGCGTTCCAAGAAAATTTGGAGCCGTTGGTTCACTACCGTGGGGCGTTGGCTAATTTTTTTGGGAATGCTTTGGAACGTGATGCGTTTGTTTCATTCATGGGACCGGAAAAACGTGGCAAGACGTGGTGGTTGTTAGATTTAGCTTGGAGGGCAATGGTACAAGGAAAACGGGTTGCTTTTTTTGAAGTGGGAGACATGAGTCAGAACCAGATTATGCGGCGGTGGATGATTCGTGTTTCTAAGCATCCACTTACTCCAAAGACTATTAAGTTTCCACGCTTTATTGAACGGGAGCCCCATGAAAAGTATGCCAAGGTGGATTTAGAAGAGATTGATTATGACCAAGGCTTGTCGTGGGAAATGGCTTGGAAAGCTTGCCAGGGAGTAATTAAGAAATTGGGAGGAAACCAATCTCTGTTGAAACTTTCTGTTCACCCGAATAGCACATTGTCCGTTCATGGAGTTCGTACTATTTTACAGACATGGGAGCGGGAGGGTTGGGTACCTGATGTCATTGTAGTGGACTATGCTGATATTTTGGCTCCACCTCAAGGCATTGTAGAATCAAGAGATCAAATCAATGCTACGTGGAAAGGGTTGCGAGCCCTGTCCCAATCGTTCCATTGTTTGGTGGTGACTGCTACTCAATCAGACGCAGCCTCGTACAAGCAGGATTTGCTAGGACGAACCAATTTCACGGACGATAAACGAAAGTTCGCGCATGTTACTGGCATGGTGGGGCTGAACAGTAGCCGGGAGGAAAAGGAATACGGACTAATGCGTTTGAACTGGTTGGTACTGCGTGAGAGCGAGTTTTCCGAAGACAAGTGTGTCCATGTTGCTGGTTGTTTGGACGTTGGTAATCCAGCGGTTCTTAGCTGCTTCTAGGCACAAAAAAAGCCCGGAGGGTAAACCTCCGGGCTGCTTGGGTTGTGAGTTGTTGGTGGGTTAGACGAGCTGCGCTGCCCGTCCGTCCGCGAGGTAAAACTCGAGAACAGAAGCCTCTAGCGTGTAGCCGGCAAACTCGCCTTCTGGTCCATTGTCCAAATTTTTGGCAATGAGTTGCGTGGCTTCTTCCGGGGATTTCGCCATTACCACCCATCCTCTCACGTGGGGGTGGTACTGAAACAAGTCGTCCTCCATTTGACGGACCAGTGTGACCATCCAGAAGTGAAGTTTAGTTTTAGATCGGGCCATGAAAGTTCTCCCAGGTCTAGGTGTTGCAGAGGCGAATGACTGGACGGGGAATAAACCCGTCTCGTTTTCGGTAGTATCGGTCTATCTTTTTGGCAAACGCTATAGCGTCTGCTTTGATTTCTACGGGAGCATTCTGTTCTAGGTGGAGTAGCACCCCTCGCAGGTTTTGGACGGCGAGGGATGATGCCACGGCCAATTTCTGGCTTCGGTTCATTGTTGTTGGAGTTTTTGGAGTTGGGCGGTGAGTTCTTGGTTTTTCTTTTGCTCCTCAATCAGTTTTGCCTGGAGGTGGCTGTTCCCTTCTCGGTAGTATTCGGTCAACAAGTGGGACCGCATTGGTTCCAGTTGCCTCATCATGCTTTTCATTTTTGTCCGGAGGCCGGCATGGCGTTCTGCCGGGATCATGCCAATGGTGTTGTAGAGTATTTTCTGTACGTCCGCCAATTTGTCGATGACGCTGAGGATGTTGTTTTCCATTTGCGGGGTCCTTAGTAAAGGTTCTTGTGGAAAGTTTCGCCGCAGTGCCGGCAAACGAGGTGAATGTTTCCGCTGTCCGGGCCGGCGGTGGACTGGTCATCCCAGTCGTGGTTGCCCTGTCCACAAGGGGACCGGCGAACCTTGATACGATGCCAGCAGATTTTGACCCAGTATTGGAACAAGACTAGTAAATCCGGCAGTCGCCGGGTTTCCCCCAGCGATTGTTCGTAATAAAGGTCCATCTTGGCTTCTTCCCAGGCGCTCAGTTCTGTCTGCATTGTTGTGTCCTTTGTGTTGTGGTTTTTAACGGTTTACAGCGCCGAAAATTTTTGGAAAACTTTTCGTTTCGTTTGGGAAAACCCCGCCCCCACAAGGGGGCGGGGTGCGTTTCCGGTTCCTTACTTGTTTTTCGTTTTCAGTTTGTTCATTTCCCAAACAAGTTCCTGGTTCCGTTGTTTTTCCGCATGCAATTCTTCGTGCGCCCGTTCCAGGCTCCATTTGTACCAGCTACACGAAATTTCTGTTTTGGAAATTTCAAGGCCGGCCAACATGGCTTCCAATCGCTTACTGGTGGTGTCGCTCTTTTCCGGCAACCCCTCTAAGGCTTTCAGTGTTTCCGTCAAAATTTGCCGCAAGGTGTCCATGTTCTTAATGGTGTCACCGTAGGGGCTTGTGCTTGTGGTCGTCATTTTTGAAGTTCCTTTCGTTTGGGAAAACCCCGCCCCCACAAGGGGGCGGGGTGCGTTTTGGTGGTTGGTTATTCCGGCCCTGACCCTTGTATTTTACACTGTTTCGGCTCAAGTGCAAGTGGGAAACCACTTAATTTTCAGAAAACTTTTTCAGAAACTCTGTAAGTTGTTGGTTTTCAACGGTTTACAGCGCGGAAAATTTTTAGAAAACTTTTTGGGGTTGGGGGGTGGTGGGTGGTGGGTGGTTGCGGGAAATTATTTCTAAAAATTTCCTGCGCCGTAAGTCTTTGAAAATTAAAGACTTAGGTGTTTTCCAAAAAAGTTTTCTGAAAATTTTGTGTTGTGGTGCTTGAGTTTGAGCCGAAAAAATACAAGGGTCAGGGGGCCTCTGAAACTAAATCGGGGGTCGTTTCGGGCCGGCAGTTAGAAGAAATCGCCAACTCTTTGGAAATTCAGCTTGGCGACCTTTTGGAATACTTGGAACACGCCAAGAAACTGAACCTTGTGTTGGAGGTACCTGACTGGTCCAAAGTGCCAATTATGAATGGTTGGGTCTGTTCCCAGCCGTGCGCCACTTTGCTTGGTTTGATCGGGAATTTGGGGCTGAAATAAGTGGCTCCCCTCTGCCCCCTTGGCACAACGCCAAGGGGGCAGGGATGGTGTTACTTTTTATGATAGGAGAACCCCAATGACAACTGAAATGAGTATGGGAAACCCGATGGGTGTTCCTACGGTGGTGGTGAACTGCAATCCACGGCCAGAGGTGCCTGATTTGCCTCAATGGGTAGCGAATACAGCCGATAAATTGGCTGTTGCCGCAGATCATGTGCGACGTATGGTGGAATTGGACCCTACGCTGTTGGTGGGCACTCCATACGAGTTAGAGCACATTACGGCTGCCGTGGTGGGACAGGCTAACCGCATTAACCGGGAGGCTTTGGCTCAGTTGATCGCACGTGTTGGCGCGAACAAGAAACCCCAGCTGCCAAAAGAATTCATGGAGGTTAAAACGGATGAAGTGCGAAGTCGCAGTGCGTGGGAAGGACACAGCATGACCGCTATTTTGAGGTGGATGGGCGAGCACAAGTGGAACGCGGCGGACGCTAAGGCGGTGCTGGCTGAGTTGGGTTTACACCCTTCTGACAATACTATTTCTGCACAGTTGCGGGCAGGACGGTTGGGAGAACGTGGTGGGAGTGCTGAATTGACGGAAGTTCAAACGAAAACTTTACTTCAGATTTTAACGAAAATCTGAGGTTGTGTTTCTGGTGTGTTCCGATAATATGGTTGAAGTGTGGTTGTTTTTAACTTTGGAATTTGAGATTGGAGTAGGTGAAGCCATGCAAGTGAAGCACAGTCAGGCAATTGCGTTGTTCCAGGACCTTGGATGGGCGGGGGCAGACAAGTGGTCGGAGGCACGGTGCCTCGCCAAGTTGGCGTTGATTCGGGACGATGATTCTTTGGAAGCTGATGGGGAGGAGAACCAAACTTTGTTGGACAAGGTGCGCGCGACCAAGACGGAATTTGAAATTGTGGCGGATGACACGGACGAGGATGCCGACGAGGCCCCCAAGGCCAAGAAGAAGGCGGCAAAGGCTGAGCCGGAACCGGAGGCTGACACGGACGACGAGGACGTGCCGGCCCCCAAGGCCAAGAAAAAGGCGAAGGTAGAACCGGAGGCTGACACGGACGCTGACACGGACGACGAGGACGTGCCGGCCCCTCCCAAGGCCAAGAAGAAGGCGAAGGCCGAACCGGAGGTTGACGACGACGAGGACGTGCCGGCTAAGGCCAAGAAAAAGGCGAAGGCAGAACCGGAGGCTGACACGGATACGGACGACGAGGACGTGCCGGCTAAGGCCCCCAAGGCCAAGAAGAAGGCGAAGAAGAATGGTGAACAGCGTCCGGGTGTTATCGCCTCCATTGTGGAGTGCTTGAAGAAGGCTACGGAGAAGCACCCGATCACTAAGGCTAAGATTTTGGAGGCTTTGGTTTCGAAGTTTCCGGATCGGGAGGAGGAGTCCATGGCCAAGACGGTCAACGTCCAATTGAGCTATCACCTCAAGACGTATAAGGGGCTTTCTGTCCAACGGAACGATAATGGGTATTGGTTGGACAGCGAGTAGTCCTCTCCATTCAGTTGTGTTTCTTAAAAAGACTAGCGGCGAACCGCTAGTCTTTTTTTTTGTTGGTACCCGAAAAGAAGGAGCCATAATTATGGTTTTGTTTGATGATTCCTCTGTTATTACTGCGACACGTCGGTTGCATTTTTGCGCTGGTCACCGAGTGGTGAACCACGAGTCTAAATGCAAGCATTTCCACGGGCACAACTATGTAACGTATGTTACCGCTAGTTCCAGGGCGTTAGATATTGTGGGACGGGTCATTGATTTTGGAGAACTCAAGAGGTTTTACCAGCCTTGGTTAGACGAAAATTGGGATCACCGTATGATTTTGTGGAGTGAGGACCCATTACTTGAGTCGTTTCGTGAGTTAGATGGAACTGGATTAGCGGTGGTGCCGTTTAACCCTACTGCTGAGAATATGGCGGGATTTTTGTTGGAACTTGGAAACAAGCATTTCTCTCCTGCTTATGGTCCTGGTTTTATTTCACGAGTGTTGGTGTTGGAAACGGAAAACTGTTCGGCGTCTTGGGGTGTGGGTCCAGGGTAATGCCTTTGGTCCATCAGGGCCGATTATGTAGGGAAGGGAATTTCTATTATGGGGAGATTTGTACTATGCTAAATGACCAGAAACCTGAAAGGCTTTTGGTAGGAGTGAGTCCAGTTGAAATTGCGAAACTGGATGTGATCAATGTTTGGAGTACCATTCAGGGGGAGGGTCCATTTGCTGGCGTGCTCTCCACTTTTGTTCGGTTGGCTGGATGTAATTTGAAATGCCCTTTATGTGATACACAATATACAAAGGGGCGCCGGCAGTTTAGCATTCCTGATTTGGTTTCACAAATAGCTTTGGTTCAGCGACCAGTTCCGTTATATGGTCGGCCAATTGGGGTGACTAAGTATTCTGTGAATCCGTTGGTGGTGATTACTGGTGGGGAGCCATTCCGTCAACCAAACGTATTTCATTTGATAGAAGCGTTGTTGGACGGTGGTTTTAGCGTCCAAGTTGAAACCAATGGAACGACGGCTGGTGATGCTAAATTTCTCTCAAAGCTCCATAGCGAGTATGGTGGGACACATAAAAGACGTGTTGCTTTCACGGTGGTGTGTAGTCCCAAGGCGGTCAAGGTTAGTGATAGTCTTTTGCCTCATATTGATTGTTGGAAATATGTAATGGAGTGCGATCAGGTCCACGCTGAAGACGGATTGCCTTCTAGCGTGTTGGGCTCCAATTTTATGCCGGCTAGACCTCCTCTCAACACTCCCCCTCAGGACATTTACTTGCAGCCCGTGGATGTTCAAGATCCACAGCGCAATGACTTGCATCTTAAGGCGGTGGTCAAGTCTTGTATGACGTTCGGTTATCGTTTGGGTGTTCAGTTGCACAAGTTGATTGGAGTGGAATGAAATGGGTCGTATTCCTGCGGTTCTGTCATTGAGTGGTGGGATGGATTCAGCCACGTTGTTTGCGTCCATGATTGAGAGTGGACGCAAGGTAGTTCGTGCTGTTGGATTTTGTTACGGCTCCAAGCACAATTCTTATGAAAATGCGGCTGCCGCTAACTTGGCGAGTCACTATTCTGTGCCCTACGATTTGGTGGATCTTAATAACGTGGGGGCGCTGTTGAGGAGCAACCTTTTGCGTCAAGGAGGTCCAATTCCGGAAGGTCATTACGAGGCTAAGTCTATGGAACAGACCGTGGTTCCTGGACGCAATCTTATTTTTGCCTCTATTCTGTCCGGCTTAGCGTGGAGCACTGATGCCGTAGAAGTGTGGATGGGAGTCCATTCTGGTGATCACGCTATTTATCCGGACTGCCGGCCAGATTTTGTGAGTGCAATGGCTGCCGCTATTCATTACGGCACGGATGGTCGTATTAAGCTCATGACTCCATTTTTGAATATGAATAAGAATTCAATTTTGGAGTATGGCCTACGGTATCAAGTGCCGTATATTCTTACTCGCACATGCTACAAAGACCAGCCCGTGGCTTGTGGTAAGTGTGGGTCTTGTCAGGAGCGTTTGGCTGCTTTTGCGGCAAATGGATTGCCAGATCCGATTGAATACGAATCTCGGGAAATTGTTCTCAAGGAGGTGTAATCATGTTGGTGCTAAGTAGAAAAGCCAATGAATCTATTATCATTGGTGGCAATATTCGCGTGTTGGTGGTGGAAGTGTCTGGAACTCATGTGAAGCTGGGAATCGAAGCCCCACGAGAGGTCACTATCAACCGATCCGAAATTCAAGCTATTGTGGATGCTAGAAAGGAAACGGAACATCATGGTTGAGATTGTAAATTTTTCCTATGGTGAAGTTCGGCGACGCTTTTTGCGTTTGCTTCAAGAAGCGGACTTTTTGAGATCAAGTCATTTTCTGCGACTCTCCCGGGATCAGGCTGGAGAGGTTCGTATGAAAGTTTACGCGATCCCCAATGGTGGTCTTCCCGTGGGGGCCATGTTTTTGAACTACTCAGACCACTACACTTTGGTTGAAGATCCTTGTGATGCCGATCTCTTTGTGGATGATTTGGTGGATAGTGGGAGTACCAGAGATCGCTACATGCGGGAATATCCTGACGCTGTTGGGTTTTTGGCGTTGGTGGATAAACCCCAGGAGAACATTTGTTCGTGGATTTCTTTTCCATGGGAGCGCCAGCAAAAACAGGACGGTCCCCAAGATAATGTGCGTCGTATTCTTCAGTACCTTGGGGAAGATTGCAATCGGGATGGATTGCTTAAGACTCCGGATCGAGTGGTACGTTCGTGGGATGAATTGTTTGCCGGCTACAAACGGAATCCTGGAGATGTTATTACTGTTTTTGAAGAACCATGTGATGAAATGGTGGTATTGCGCAATGTGGAATTTATTTCCTGTTGTGAGCATCATATGCTGCCGTTTCATGGTAAGGCTCACATCGCGTATATCCCAAATGGCAAAGTGATCGGGGTTTCCAAGTTGGCTCGTATTTTGGAAATCTATTGTCGGCGCTTACAAGTTCAGGAACGAATTTGCCAGCAGGTTACTGAAGCCCTGGACAAGTACCTCCATCCGTTGGGGGCCGCTTGCGTGCTAGAGGGAGTTCATTTGTGCATGGTGGCACGGGGCGTCTCTAAGCAATCTTCCGTTATGGTGACCTCGAGCATGACTGGAGCATTTCGGGAGAAACCGGAGGCACGTAACGAGTTTCTGTCCCTCATTCGCAGGCAGGACTGAAATGGTTCGTGAGAAATTGAATTTGCCTGATCCTAATGAGGATTGGGAGTGTGGTTGTGTAAAGTCCCATTTTTTAGATAGTGGGGCTTTCACTATTTGGACTAAAGCGGCAGAGTATGCCAAGGAAAATAAAACAGATCAGTGGGCGTATTACGACACTCCTGACTTTTATGAGTACCTTGACAGCTATGCCGCTTTTGTTCAAAAGTTCCACTATGCCATAGACCACTATGCCAATGTGGACGCCATTCCAAATCCAGAACTCACGTATCGCAATCAAAAGTATTTAGAACAGACTCACGGGTTGAATCCGGTTCCTGTTGTCCATTATCGCACTTCTTTGGATTGGTTGAAGCGTTATGTGGACGAGGGTTACGATTTTATTGCTCTTGGTGGATTGGTTGGAAGTCTTACTCAAGAACATTGCCGTGGGTGGTTGGATCGTTGCTTTGATTTTTTGTGTGACAACCCCTCTCGTTGTCCCCGAGTCCGTATTCATGGCTTTGGTGTGACGTCTTACGAGTTGTTGTTGCGGTACCCTTGGTATTCGGTGGACAGCACCAGTTGGACAAAGATTGGGGCTTTTGGTGGCATTTCTGTCCCTCACCAGCGCCGGGGTGAGTTTGTCTTTACGGAACAGCCTTATATCTTGGGTGTGAGCATTGATTCACCCAAGCGAAGGGAACGTGGCTATCATTATTTCACGTTATCCTCCGGAGAGAAAGCTATCGTTCGTAAGTGGTTGTCTGATATTGGAGTTGGTCTTGGGAAGTGGAAGTGGAATCCCGATGGCACTTACGAAGTTTTGGAATATGGTGTGGTGACGAGACACGTGGAAAGGCGGTATGCAAATCTGATGTTTTACCAACGAATGGTGGAATCGATGCCGGCTTATCCATTTCCATTCCATTTGAAGAACCGGGTTTCCATTAAGGGGTTCGGTCTCATATGATCCTTTACTATTCAGGGGATGGGAGTCATTGGTCTCAGCCAGAAATAGCTTTGAGAAACGAATGCACTCTGATGTTGACGTTTTGGCCAATGTACCAATCTGGAAAATTGACCAAGCGTTTTAAGATGATCAAGGACAAGCGGAAAGAAAACTACTTGAAGAAGAAAGGGAATGTTCGTGGTAAAGGTAAATCGTGAGCTGTTGTTGCAGCAATTGGAATCGGTCCAGCCCGGCCTGTCCACTCGGGAGATTGTGGAGCAGAGCAGTTGTTTTTGTTTCCGTGGTGGAATGGTTTTTACGTTTAACGAGGAAATTGCTTGCAGTCATGAGTGTAACCTTCCATTGGAAGGTGCAATTCAGGCTGCTCCTTTTTTGGCTATTCTGCGCAAACTACCGGATGAAGAACTGGAGGTGGTGGAAGCGGAAGGGGAGATCCAGTTGTTTGGAAAGCGTCGCACTCTTGGGATTCGTCGGGAGTCTGATTTCTTACTCCCTATTGATTCTGTAGAGTTGCCTAAAAAGTGGAAGCCTTTGCCGGCGGAGTTTTTGGAGGCAATTGGAATTGTCCAGACTTGCGTTGGAAAAGACGAATCTTTCTTTTCTATGACATGCGTTCATGTCCATCCCGATTATTTGGAAGCCTGCGATAACACGCAATTGTGCCGATATGCTCTCACGACTAATGTCAGGGAGGAATTTTTGGTGCGCGGCTCCAGTGTTAAGCACATCACTTCTTTGGGGATGATTGAGTTTTCCGAAACCAAGTCTTGGTTGCATTTTCGTTCTTCGTCTGGATTGATTCTTTCTTGTAGGCGTTACATCGAGGAGTTCCCAGATCTTTCCAAGTTGTTGAAATGTCGTGGTATTAAGACGACCTTACCCAAGGGATTGGTGGAAGCTGCCGAAAAGGCCAGTGTTTTTTCTGCAGAAAATGTGGACGCCAATCAAGTAACTATTGAGTTGCGTCCGGGTAAGTTGCGGATTCGTGGGCAAGGCATTTCTGGTTGGTACACGGAGACCAAGAAGATCCAGTATGACGGTGAGCCTATTCTTTTTTTGGTGTCACCCCAATTGTTGTCTGAGATCACACAGCGGTATAACGAATGCGAGATTTCCCAGGAGCGTTTGAAGGTGGAAGGAAAAGGTTTCACCTACGTTACGTGTCTTGGTGCTCCTGCGGCAGAGAAAGAAACGGAACCAGCTGAAGAGGCTGTTGTAGAATGAAAGGCTTTTTTTCCGGTTCTACACTGGCCCAAAGTAAGAAACCAAGCCCCACAATTCCGCTTTGTGGGGCTTGTGGTCTTTACAAGGGCTGCAAATCCCCAAAGATGTCTTTTAGTGGTAATGGGCGCCGAAGAATTTTAATTGTGGGCGACTTTCCAGGGAAAGAGGAGGATTTAGAAGGGACTCATTTTGTAGGACGGACTGGTAAGTTTCTTAAACGAACTTTGAGATCTTTGGGTGGTGATCCTGAGGAAGATTACTGGTATGACAACGCCCTCATTTGTCATTTGTCTAAAAAACAAAATGAGGGGAATGTCGAAGTTTCCATTTCAGACAGGATTGGTTATTGCCGTCCAAATTTAATACGCACTATTGAGCAGTTGCGGCCACAAGTCATCCTTTTGTTGGGTTACGAAGCGGTTCAGAGTATCATTGGATCGATTTGGAAAGAGGATGTTGGTATTTTGAGCCGTTGGACTGGATTTCAAATTCCGTGTCGGAAATGGAATTGTTGGATTTGCCCCACATATGATCCGAATTATGTTTTACGCACTCTAGAGTCCCGTAAAAAAGATCCGGTTCCTAATTTGTGGTTTCGTCGGCATTTGGAATCAGCCCTTCAATTATCTGGTCGTCCATATGACGAGATACCAAACGAAATTAAGGAGGTTGAACTCGTTTTAGATACGGATGAGGCGGCTAGAATTTTGGACAAGATGGTAGAGCGTGGTGGTGTTGTGGCATTTGATTACGAGACCACTATGCTCAAGCCAGATTGGTTTGATGCTGAAATTTTGTCTTGTTCCGTATGTTGGAATGGGAAGAAAACCATAGCATTTCCTTGGCGTGGTGCTGCTGTGCCGGCGATGGGACGGTTAATTCGTTCTTCTATGCCTAAGATCGCCAGTAATCTCAAAATGGAGGATCGTTGGTCCAGAATGGAGTTTGGCAAGCCCGTTAAGAATTGGGCGTGGTGTACGATGACTGCAGCACACGCATTAGATAACAGACCTGGAATTTGTGGGTTAAAGTTCCAATCTTTTGTATTGTTGGGAGCGGAGAGTTACGATGATCACATTTCCAAGTTTCTGTCTTCCAATAATTCTAACTTGCGCACAAATCAGATTTTAGAGCAAGTGAACCTCCATGATCTTTTGCTTTACAATGGATTGGACTCTTTGTTGGAGTACCGTGTTGCTGAAAAGCAAATGGTTCAATTTGGTATTTCCATGAAAGATTGGCTATGAAACCAGTTACTTTTGAGGCTTACCAGCTTTTGCGTGATGGGTTGGTAGAGTTTTCTGGTATGGAGGCAAATGGGATTTGTGTAGATGTGGAACGTCTGACGGCTAACATCCAAGAGGTGGAAGGCCGTGTTAAACAGCTGACCGCCCAGATACGGCAGACAGACGTTTGGCGATTGTGGTTAAAGATTTACGGGGGAAAGGCCAACATGGGGAGTCGTCCTCAGTTGGCTAGAATTTTGTTTAAGGAGTTGGGATTTAAGGGGGAGCAGAACCATGACACGAATCGTTACATTTTGGACGAGGCCACTCTTGCTAATATTGATCACCCCTTTTGCAAAATGTTTCTGGAAATAGAGAGGTGGAAAAAACTTCATGGTACTTTTCTTTTGGGGTTGCAGCGGGAGGTGTGCGACGGCTACCTCCACTCTTTTTTCAATCTCCACATAGCTAGAACTTACCGCAGTTCTAGTGACAGTATCAATTTCCAAAACATTCCGATTCGGGATCAAGAAGTTGGGGCGTACATTCGTTCTTGTTTTATTCCTCGTGGGAAAGATCGGGTGTTGGTGGAATTGGATTATTCTGGTGTAGAGGTTTTGGTGGCGGCTTGTTACCACAAAGACCCCACGATGATTCAGTACATTGAAAATCCCGGAAAAGATATGCACCGGGATATGGCGGCTCAATGTTACAAGCTGAAGCCAAAACAGGTCACTAAGCAGCTTCGTTATTGTGGGAAGAATATGTTCGTCTTTCCAGAATTTTATGGGAGTTACTATGCCCAGTGTGCTGTTAATTTGTGGAATGCTTTGGATTCCATGTCTTTGACTTTGGAAGATGGGACGCGGGTTAAAGATCATTTAGCGGCTAAGGGAGTTACGAAGTTGGGTTCTGTGTCTGATTACAAGCCAGAACCGGGAACTTTCATGGATCATTTGAAAGATGTGGAAGACGATTTTTGGGGTCGGCGTTTTCAGGTATATGGAAGGTGGCGGGAAGATTGGTTTGAGAGTTACTTGAAAAATGGGGGATTTAATACCTTAACTGGATTTCGTATTGATGGAATTTACGGGCGAAATGACGTGATCAATTACCCGATTCAAGGGTCTGCTTTCCATTGTCTTCTTTGGTCCTTTATTCAAATTTCTCGTCAGCTTCGCCGGCGGAAGATGGACGCTTTGTTGGTAGGTCAAATCCATGACAGTATTTTGGCCGATGTGCATGTGAGTTGTGTCCAAGACTATTTGATTTTGGCCAAAGAGATCATGGTGGATCGGTTAATGGAGCATTGGAAATGGATTATTGTAAACCTTAAGATTGAGGCGGAGGTGACCCCCGTAGGTGGTTCTTGGCACGACAAAAAGAAAGTGGATGACATTTACAAGTTTGCACTTTAAGGATTTTTGAATGGAAGAGCTTTACAAGAAATATCGACCAGGGGTTTTCAAATCTGTACTGGGTCAGGAACAAGCCGTTGCGATGTTGAACGGTTATTTGACCAAGGGCAAACTCCCACATTTTTTGTTATTCACGGGTCCATCGGGGTGTGGGAAGACTACTCTTGCCAGGATTCTAAAAAATAAGTTGGAGTGTGCAGATACAGATTTTGTGGAAATCAATTGCGCGGATTTCCGTGGCATTGATATGGTGAGAGAAATTCGGGGACGTATGGGTCTGTCCCCTTTGGGTGGCTCCTGCCGCATTTGGCTCATTGACGAAGCCCACAAGCTCACCGGGGATGCTCAAAATGCTTTGTTGAAAATGTTGGAGGATACCCCAAAACACGTCTATTTCTTCATGGCGACGACAGATCCAGATAAGTTGATCGCCACGATTAAGACACGGGCAACCGTGGTGGCGGTAAAGGCTCTCACACCCACTAAAGCAAAAGAATTAGTGGCTAAGGTATTGCAAAGGGAGGAAGCCCAGTTAGAAGAAGACGTGGTGGATCGGTTGGTAGAAACGGCGGAGGGGTCCGCAAGAAAGTTATTGGTTTTGTTAGGACAGGTTTTGGAGCTGCCTAATTCTACGGAACAGCTCCAAATGCTTCAGTCCGTGGACGCCAAGGCTCAAGCTATTCAGTTGGCTAGAGCATTGTTTAATCCAAGGGTTACTTGGACTGATGTGGCGAAGCTTCTTAAAGAGGTTACCGAAGATCCAGAAAGTATTCGGTGGATGGTGCTTGGTTACTGTTCTTCTATTGTTCTTGCCAACAAGACTCCAGCGATGGTAAAGCGAGCACTTTTTGTTATGAATTGTTTCCGAGACAACTACTATGATACAAAAAAAGCTGGACTAATTTTGTCTTGTTCTGATGTACTTGGTCATGGTGGTTAATCCATTCCGATTATGGTGGTGGAGGTTTATTTATGGCTGACGAAGACATTGAATCCATTTTGGAAGTGGATGAGTATGCTTTGGATCAAGAGTGGAAAAATCAACCGAAACTTTTTTTCCGGTATGCCAAGCAGTTAGCGGAAGCTCGGAAGTTATTGGATGAGGCCGAAGCCAATGTGGGGGTGGTTCGGGCAAAGCTAGACTCTATGATACGAGCGGAACCGGAAGACTTTGGTTTGGCCAAGATTACGGAAAAAGCGGTAGAGCAAGCGGTGGAGGCTCATGCGAAATTTCGTAAGGTGAAAGAAGTTGTTGTGGATCTAAAGTTTCGGGTCAATGTGTTACAAGCGGCTGTAACGGCATTGGACCATCGCAAGCGGTCATTGGAGAATCTGGTGAACCTCCACGGTCAGCATTATTTTGCCACTCCGGTGACGAAGATGGATAAATCTGTAGGAGAGGATATTGTGAAAAGGAGTGTAAGAAATTCGGTCACAAAAACAGAACGGGAGTGACCTATGGAGTGGGTTGCGGGTGTGTTGTGGGTCTTGTGTTGGATCTTGTGTTTCTTGGTGGTCTTTTTTGGATCGTTGTTTTGGCTGTTTTACGCGGCGAAAATAGTCACTTTTGGCGTATTGCAGTCTATCCGTTACTTTGAAAAGGAGAATGTAAATGAGTAAAACGGACAGGGAGCGTCGAGAACAACGGCGCGAAGTAAATGTGGAGGGTCGGCTACGGAACCATAAAACGGGGTTCGACCGCACTACGTTGAAAATTCCGGAAGGGCTTGGTTTGTTTCAATTGAAACGACCGGGAACCTACCGTTTCGACATCATCCCATTTACGACTGGTGAGGGAAATCCCTTTTGTAAGCCTGGACAGCTTTACTACGAACGAACCTTCTTCGTTCACCGGGATATTGGGGCGAACAAGGATGCTTACGTCTGTCCGCGAAAAACGGCTGGCAAGACGTGCCCTATTTGCAGTTATCGGGCGTCTTTGGCAGACGACCCTAATGCAGATGAGGAGTTGATCAAGTCACTGAGTCCCAAAGAGCGGCAGTTGTTTTTGATCTACAACTATGCTGAACCGGATAAAGGTATTCAGCTTTGGGATGTTTCGTTCCACTTGTTCGGCAAGTTGCTGGACACGCGGTTGCGGAATTTGGATGAGGACGAAAAGCAGTTCAAACGGTTTGCCAATCCAGACGATGGTTGTACCCTTAAGATCACCGCGGAGGAAAAATCGCTGGGTGGCAATACGTTTTGTGAGGTGGTGGACATCCAATTCAAGTTGCGCTCTAAAGCATTGGACCCTGATTTGGTAGAATCGGCTCCATGTTTAGACAACATGCCCATTATTCTTTCCACGGAAAAACTGAAGGCCATTTTCTTACAGAAAGATGAGGATGGAGCCGACGACGAGGACGGTGACGAGGACGACGCACCTCCACCGAAGAAGAAAAAGCCTCCGGTGGAAGACGACGAGGACGGTGACGAGGACGATGCACCTCCACCGAAGAAGAAAAAGCCTCCGGTGGAAGACGACGAGGACGGTGACGAGGACGATGCACCTCCACCGAAGAA